ACAGCTGATACTCCTAGAACGAAACTTTGATTCGGATTCTTTCAGCAGAAAGCGTAGGAACCAAAATCATACGAAATGATTGTGTTAACACATAAAAACAAGTATAATATATACAAGGAAGTGATAATAATGGTTCTGTATCATGGCAGCGATGTAATAGTCCGCAACCCTGAGGTCAGAAAAACAAGGTACGCCAAAGATTTTTCATGGGGATTCTATTGCACTAACAACTACGAACAAGCCGCTCGCTGGTCAAAAAAAGGCAGGTCTCGTGGTATTGTCAACGTGTTTGAATATACAGAATCTCCTATGCTAAATATTAAGAAATTCCCCGAAATGAGTGATGAGTGGCTTGATTTTATTGCTATATGTCGCTCGGGCAAACATCATGACTATGATATTGTGGAAGGACCCATGGCGGATGACACCATTTGGAACTACGTCAACGACTTTCTAAGCGGTGATATTAGCCGTGAAGCTTTTTGGGCGTTGGCAAAATTCAAGCATCCCACGCATTAAATCAGCTTTCACACGGAAGTCGCTTTGAAATGTCTCTCTTTTAAGGAGGCGATTGAAGTATGACTGAAACTGCAACCTACAGCAAAAACGATGTCTTTTATACCTGCAGCCTGATTGAATATATCGGCCGCGTTACGAGGAATCATCGCAAGGATGTGGTTTCTGCTCTTGGCACAAACGGAGTCAAGGCAATTCTCGACTCAGCGGATGTGTTTCACTGCCAGAGCTTTGAGCAATCTGCCGATGAAATTTGTGAGCTTTTTCCTGTGCCGGAAGGAACGTATGATACGGTGTCTAACTGCCACTACAAGGTTCCATCTTATACAGATATCGGAAAAGTGTACCAGCGCATCATCTTTGACTGTACTAGCACTCCTGGTGTCCAGGATGTAATTGATGTATTTTCCTCGTTCATTAGCGATGACATCTCAGATTTTAATACTGCAACTTACTATTGTAATCCGAGCTATTTGTACCACTCATACAAGGCCGGAAAACTACTGGATTGATTTTCAAAAGCAATAGCAATCAAGACCACTGCCCCAAAAAGGGTGGTGGTCTTATTTTTTTGCACAATACTTACCATAAATTACCAGAAAGAAAAACATTGTGCATCTGTGCGAATTGCATATAATACAAAATATAGAACGAAAGGCATCAAAAAATATCGTTGGCCGGACAAAATTCGACCAAATGGCAAGGGCAGGCTCAGTTTTGAACCTGCTCTATCTTTTTACGGAGGCTTTATGTCAAGCAAAGAAGAACGCATGAACCGCAATAAAAGCATCATCGAAGATTACAAAAATGGAAAGCCGATTTTAGAAATCGCGAGGGAATATAATCTTTCAGAAACGATGTGCTACAAGATTCTAAAAGGTACGCAGGAGCCGCCTCGTTATTTTGAAAAAAAGAGGAAGAGACTTACCACTCGAAATGAGCAAATTGTTAAACAGTATAAAGGCGGTATGACGGCCAGAGAATTGGGCAAGATGTACGGCATTTCCATGCAGCGTATTTATGCAATCTTGCATTCGAGCGGAGAGTACGAAAGCCAAAAATACAATCATATTGAAACGGCTCTCAAAAAAGAGAAAAAGATGCGGAACCAAACTTTTCTTGATGCTTACAAGAAAAATCCTCGAAAATCGATTATCGAGTTGAGCAGGGAGGTAAATATCAGCCCTTCACTAGGTTATCTTATCCTTCATCAAAATGGGATTTACCAGTATAACGTAAAAGCCAGAGCTAAGGAGAATAGCGAAAATGCCGATTAACAAGATTACCCACGTGTGTCTAACTCATGACAAAGTCAGGGCGCGAAATGAAAAGATGCTGGAGGATGCCAAGAACGGTATGTCCCAGGAACAGCTGGCCGAAAAGTATCAAATCTGTGTTTCTACTGTCCGCTATAGTCTGAAAGACTTTTACGAAGAACAGGCCCGGCAGAGGAAAGCAAAGAAGAAAGCCTGGCAAACCCAGATGATTCATGAATATGAGATGGGCGCAAAATCTCCGGAGCTTCAGGAAAAATACGGCATCAGTGGAACGCTCTTTTATCGGATTCTTCATGCGCACGGAAAGAATGGCCGACAAATCCACAGCCAAAACCGTATCGAGACTGGCAAGAAAAGAAACGCCGAGATGGTCAGGAAATACAAAAACGGCGTTTCTGTCAAAGAGCTTGCGGAAGAATACGGGCTCAAAAAGGGAAGCGTATATCGCGCCATGAAGCGGTATAATCCAGGCCCAGGGAAAAGTAAAAGTTGTCAAAGTGAGGAATAATTGCATGGCTGCATCAAAGAAAGATGTTGCGAAGCAGCAGGTCAAAGAAGACCGAGAAAAAGTCCGGGAAATGTATCTTTCTGGCAAAACTGTCAAGGAAATCGCCAAGGAAACGTATTTTTCAAGCTCTTATTGCTATGCCATGGTGAGAGACATAGCAAAAGAAAAGAATCTTGCAAAGAAAGCAAAAAGAGCACCTCTCAACGAAGCTATGATTCAAGATGCGAAAGACGGGATGACGGTTGCTGAAATCGCAAAGAAGCATGGCGTGACTTATCAGCAGTGCTACTATACTGTTTCTGAATACGCTCAAGCTACGATTAAGAAGAACAAGAAAAAGCAGTCTGCTGCCACGAAAGTTCGCAATGCGGCTATGTTGGAAGATGCGAAAGCCGGAATGACTGATAAGGAAATCGCCAAAAAATACTTTTTGTCTCGAAGCAGTGTCCGTACCGTCCTTGCAGGGCATTTACATACAAATTCCAAAAAGTTGGATGAAAGGCGCAAGGCGATTCTTGCGGATTATGAGGCAGGAACGTCCTCAAAAGACATCTGTGAGAAATACGGTATTTCAAAATCCACTCTTTACAAGGACATGCGCCAAGTTGGAAAAACCTGTCAGGAATACTATCACAAGGCGCTGAAAGACAAGACCAATCAAAGGAATTCCGATATTCGAAGCAAAATCGAAAGAGGGGTCTCGGTCAGCACTATTGCCAAGGAATACGGAATCTCTAAAACGGCGATTTATGAAACGTTTCATCAGGAAAATGTCAGAGCTGGAATTTTACAGAAACGCGGCCGTCCGCGAAAAAACACGGAACGTAATGCACTGATTGCTAAACGCCACAGGGAAGGCGAGAAGGTGCAGGCGCTTGCCACTGAATATAATCTCTCTGTTTCGACGGTAAACACTATTTGCAGTAGAAACAAAAATCAGAATATAACCTCATATTAACAGGCTGCCATTTGGCGGCCTATTTCTTTTTTAGGAGGAAATGAAATGACAGACGACGTACGTAATTTAATTCGATTTGTGGTAGATGGCGATATTCGAAACGCGCAGACTCAGTGCCGAATCATGCTTGAAAAGAATGTACCCGAAAAGGACGCCAGGTTCAAAGAAAACGAACTCAGAAAGTTGAATCTTCTGAAACCGGAACTGATTCAGCTGCCCGCCAACCTGGAAAACCTCTTGATTGCGGAGGATGCCACGAATTTCCCTGAGAGCCGGTTCCTGCTCCGCGAGGAGGAAGAAACAGTCATCAACAAGCTCTTGGCCACCAGAAAAGCAGCTTTAGCCATCAAGGAGCTTGGCATCCACTATACTTGCTCTTTGCTTTTGACGGGCCTTCCTGGTGTTGGTAAGACTGAATTGGCCCGCTACATTGCACACAAGGCGAATTTACCGTTTGTTTTCCTGAAATTTTCCGGCCTTGTCAATTCTGCTCTTGGCCGGACACAGCAGAACATCGGCAGAGTGTTCGATTACGCAAAGCGCACGCCTTGTGTTCTTTGTGTTGATGAAATTGATGCCATCGGAATGTGCCGTGGCGGCCGTGATGACGTCGCTGAAATGAGCCGCGTCACCATCGCATTGATGCAGGAACTTGACCGGCTCCCGAATGACGTCATTCTCATTGGCACTACAAACCGCGTCGATAACCTTGACGAAGCCCTCATTCGCCGATTCACTTTCAAACACCGCGTCAAGCCTTTAGGCGACGATGACATGAAAGAACTGTGCAAGAAGTTCCTTGCTTCGGCAGATTATCCCTTCACGGAATCCGAACTCAACGAACTCTGCCATTCGCTGCGTGAACAGCGGACTGCCAGCGCCGTTGTCAATGCCTGTACAGAACGTATCGTTGCACATATCGTATCGCAGCTGCCTGAAAATTCGGCAGATGCCGTGTAAAAGTATGATAGCCTGGGAAGAAAGCCCTCGTCAGTTTAAGATGTCAAAGCAACTCGATGAGGGAAAATTCGGAGAAGACTTGGCTCGCAAATTCCTTAACGACCCGATTATCAAAGTGAATCATGGCATTAGCCATTACGATGACGTGACTCAGGATAAATCATATCAAGACAAAGATACCGATTTCATTGTCTGGAAGAAGAATGGTAAGACCTTTGGCCTGGAAGCGAAAGTGGACAGTCACAATACCGGAAATTTCTACCTGGAAACCTCGGTGGACTACTTCTCCATGGTGCCTGACGCTCTGAACGAACAACGGGTGGCGCGGCGGTATCGGGATGGCATCGACCCTTTATGGCACACCCCGGGCTGGGTATACAGGAGTGGTGCGGACCAGATTCTCTATTATTTCAGAACCACGCAGCTGCTTTACATTTTCTCCCGCGTTGATGTCTGGTTCTATGCTGAAAAGCTGATGCGCGGTGGAATCCATCTTGACCCCGGAATCAGAAAGCCAAAAATGTATTCTGCCGAAAATATCAGTGAACGCAATGGCTCCACTCTCTTCTTTGCCAACGGCTTATGCGTGAATGCAGAGCAGACATACAAGGCTTTAGGAGCGCAAAAAAGAGTCATTAAATACCAGGTTGAGAACCCGGATTCAGACGTTCCAACGTTCAGTTTTTGCCCTTTCAAATTATGAATTTTTCGCTAACAATCGTTAGAAAATCACACTTCAGTCTGACGGAAGAGTATAATTAAAGTATGGAAAGAGAGGACAAAAAATCATGAACCAAATCAACGTTGTCACGATTGGGAAACTCATTGAAGCGCATCGTGAAGGTGACGAGCAGAAGTTCAAAACTTACGTCGATTTTATTGTAAAAGCCTACGAAGAGCAGGAGAACGGCCGTGCCGCACGAATCATCCGAAGCAGCTATACGGGTGACTACGGTGAGCAGGGGAAAGTTGTTCTGGATGAAGCAAACGGACTCTGAGGAAGAGGCCCTGCAACAGCTGCAAAAGCACGCAGCAAACTATGCACAACGTATCACGATATATAAGATAGACGGTAGAACCGTGAAACGGGAAGTTGCCGAATACGACCAGTGGGAAAAGAAGTGGATGAGTTAATCATGAAGCACAAAATCTCGGAAACCGGCGCTCGGATGCTTAAATATCAAGAGCAGCTTGCCCGCGAATACAAATACAAGCCTATTCCGCGTACCTTTTTCAAGGATGTGCGAGCAGAGTTCAAAGAAGCTCTGCCAGAATGGTGCAACGTATCCGGTGGTACGACCAAACTCGAAACCAGTAACGGCACAGTCATTACCAGCGGGTACAACCGTATCGTGATTGGCGACTACGGCGCATTCGTTGAGTTTTCGCGTGCCCAAGCAAATGCACGTCATTTGAAAATCAAAGAGGGGCAGAGCTATCGTATCGAAGACCCGCGCTATGCTGAGCACGTCAAGTATCTTTGGCTCACGGCGGACGATGACTCAGACGTGAAAGTATACGACCAAAAGCGCTCGGTTGAGTACGCTGACTACAAGCCGGGGATGCTGTATGTCAGCGTGTACGAGGTGTTTCCGGCAGAAGAAGGTCACTGAAAAGAAAGCCGAACCACGGGACGAATGGGGACAGGGTGATTCCATTGCTGACCTATACGCAAAGAGCGGTGCAGTGGTTTCACAGGTCAGCTCGGCCAAAGATTTACTGAATTTCCTGCAAACTGCCGGAAACGCAAGGCATTTGTGATGCACTTGCCTCAACCACAAGATATAGTGGTATCTTAATGTTTGTTTACAATTTAGACACTATATATTGTGTCTTTTCATTGACCGGATACCACATATATGGTATAATACAATTGTTCTCAGGAAGAGGAACGGCTCCTGAGACATCAAGGTTTTCCTTTCCCCAATCTTGGTCGCATGGCTTCATTTGAGCTGACACAGGTGAAGCGTGAAAATCATCCGTTTCATAGTAATATCCTTCCTTTCTTTGGCGCGGGTAACTCCGCGCCAGCCGTCCAAGCAAACAGCCTCCACGCGGCGGACGGTGGGCAACAGATGTTTCCGTGTTCCGGGCATCTGGCTAATGTTTGTATTTGCTGGTTTAGCTCAGCTGGTAGAGCAACTGATTTGTAATCAGTCGGTCATCGGTTCAAGCCCGATTTCCAGCTCCAGACGCTATCCGTTGGATGTATCGAAATCACATGATACGATGCTATACACAACATCTGGCGGACAGCATGCCACCCATTAAGGCGGCCTCCTCGTGGCGGGTGGCGGACAGCGGCTCTTGCGGCTGCTGACGAATGTCTTAGAAGCATGCAAACGTACGAGCATCCCCGTCAAGTCGGGGCGCATCCAGACGCGACACAGCCGTAAAGGCGAGATTGCTGCACGGCAACTGGTAAGTTTCGCCGCAGTCTCACACACAGCCCAACGACAACCGTTAACCCGATTTGACAGGGAATCAACGACAGGGCTCAAAATTTGAAGTTGACCAACACCCAAGCGCTTTCTTGGATTCTCGCGTATCGTCAACGATGAGGTTCGCAAGATTGTCAGGTGGTGTGAAGATGACATCCGGGGATGACGACCTACTAAACGAATGTCATGGCGGGGCTAAGTGAGGGTTCACCCGCAATCTTATGCAGGTATCGTATAACGGCTAATACTCCGCCCCTCCAAGGCGGAGACGCGGGTTCGACCCCCGCTACTTGCTCCACACGTCGCAGTCACCGTACGCCACGACGTTAAACTTGGTGAGCATGGTCCACTTGTGGTCCGCTGTCCGAATGTCGATGAGACAGCCTCAAAAATAATAGACAAACAGGTGCTGTGCCTGAAAGTATTCGAAAGTCCCGGTGTTAGTCGCGAATAAGACCGGAAAACGGTGAAGAGGGTACAATACAGAATCTATCGGCGTGGCTGCCGAATGGTGCTGGATGCGAGTTGGCTTCTCGCTCAAGGGGTGACCAGCATAAAACACCCTATCGTGCTCGATTAGCTCAGTTGGTAGAGCAGCGCATTCGTAACGCGCAGGTCGGCAGTTCGAACCTGCCATCAAGCCCCATTACCCAATGAAGCGATAATAGAAAGGAGATGAAACTTATGGAACAGGCAATTATCAATGTTGAAGGTACGACTACCATAGAAACCGCTGCAGCAGCCAAAAAGCTGATTGAAATGTTTGGCAATCAGAACGTCCGCGCCATCGCTGTCAATCGTGTAAACGACAAGAGCGACGAGGTCATTGTTGAACTCGATTTCGTTCCCGGTTTGGCACCGCATCTGCACGGCTTCACGCTTCAGGTTAATGGCTTGACTTGCGGTTATGCTGGTACTGGTCCTTCCAATCTGTATGAAGTCCTGCAGGCGGCTGGCGTGAGTGAAGCTCAGGTAGCACGCGAGGACATCACTCAGAAGAGCACAAAAACCATTCCTCTGCGCCTGGAACGCGCCGTGACTCAGTACGGCGACTTCCAGTTTGCGTAACGTTATTTGGCGGGCTTGACCCGCCATCATGGAGGGATAGCTTAGCTGGATAAAGCACCTGCCGCAAAGCAGGGTATCGATGGTTCGAGGCCATCTCCCTTCTCCATCCAGACACCCTTTCGCTTCCTTTCGCCAAAGGTATCTGGGGTATTGTACTGCATTGCGTGTAGTACGGCCAATCAGGCGCGGAACTCCGAAACCATACCACGAAGAATTTTATCCTCTCCGCGCAGCATGGACATGCGATTTTACGGGGATAAATTCAAACCGAAATTGTGTCGAGTGGCGAAGACGGTTGCGACACTGGCGAAGCACATATCTGCTTCGTCAACCATCCATGAGAAAGCCTCCACGCGGCAGATGGTGGGCAACGCAGCAAAGCTGCGGCTGATTTCTTTCAAACCGGTATCTGAATAAATGCAGATAAATAGACGAAAAAATCAAAAAAGCAAAGGAGTACACAGCATGAGTAATCAGAAAATCATCAAAGCAATCGCAGGGATTGCAGCAGCCGGTATGATGGCAACTTGTCTGCCTGTCGCAGCATTCGCAGCCACCGGCGACACCTATCATTTCTCTTTCAGCAACGGTTCTTCCCAGGACCTGGCTCCGGGCGGCTCTATGACGTTCCCGGCAAGCCAGTATGACTACGGTTACTGGATTACCCTGCAGGGCCACGGCGGCTACACCTACAACTACTATCCCGGCGACACTCTGCCGTACGATGCAGTTGACCAGTGGTTCACCGCTGACGGCATCACTTCCTGCTATGCGGCCGAAGGTAATCCGCGTTCCATCACCATCAACTATCAGATTGACGGCAACACTGTGCTGACCGAAACTGACACCGCCACTTTCCCCGGCAGCGTTGATGGTCAGAGCGTTGAAGCCTGGACCACCGATTCCGGCGATACTTACACCGCATCCAGCAAGAGCCTGAACCATGACCGCCTGTTCTACTACCTGGGCGACGACATCCACGACAACGTCCTGACCCTGAAAGCCACTTCTGCATCCACTCCCGATGACGGCAAGGATGACAACAAGGGCGATGACAAGGGCGATGTCACCAACCCCGACGATAAGGGCGACAACAAGGGCGACAATACCGGCGACAGCGGCACCACCACTCCCGATGACAAGGGCGACGTAGTGGCCCCCGATAAGGACAACACCGGTAAGGACAACACTTCTACCGGCTCCAACAAGGGCAACGGTACTACCACCACTACTCCGACCGCTCCTCGCAAGAACGTTGAAGTCTCTGAGCACGGTGAAATTGCCGCCGCTATTGCCAATGGCACCTGGGGCAATGAGTACACCGTCTGCACCAGCTGTGGCTATCACAACTGGACCCGCAAGGGTAACGTTTACGTCTGTGACCATTGTGGTCACGAAGTTCTGACTGTCAAGGGCGCTGATGGCGTCAAGGGTTATGCTGGCACTCTGGCTGGCAATGAACCCCAGTACGCGTCTACCTCTGAAGCTCAGGCTGCTGCTGAAAAGCGTGAAGCCGCTTATGCTGCTTCCATCGCTGCTCTGCAGGCACAGGTTGCCGCTCGTGAAGCTGCTTATGCCGCTTCCCTGGGCATCCACTAATTTGCCATCCTCTAACTAACGGTAATCGATAGTTTTTCTCCTTGCTGTGGGGCGGGATTTCGGTCCCGCCCCATCCTTTTATGGTCAGATGTCCGAGTGGTTTAAGGAACTGGTCTTGAAAACCAGCGACGCCGCAAACGTCCGTGGGTTCGAATCCCACTCTGGCCGCCATGTTTGCCGGGACTTCCCGGCTTTTTTGTTTTTGTGAGCAATACAAGGCAACAGATTGCTATATCGAATAGGATTATGTATACTAGAGAAAAAGCAGATTAAGAGGAAACGCCATGACAAAACAGTCTGACATCGAGATGGTTGCCAAAGCCAGAGCTTGTGCTGTTAAGGCTCATGCCGGGCAAAAAGACAAGGCTGGGCAGGACTACTTCAAAGCGCACGTTACGGTTGTAGCAGAAGGCGTAAAAGGTGACCCAATAGCCGAGGCCGTGGCATTTCTGCATGATACGGTCGAAGATACGTCCGTCACAATAGAAGACATCAGAACGGGGTTTCCAAAAGAGGTTGCTGACGCTGTGAGTGCGTTGACCCATAGCAAGGGTATATCGTATGCTGAATATCTTTGGTATATTCAGCAAAATTCGATTGCTGTCAAAGTAAAGCTCTCGAACCTGCGCAGCAATATGGACTTAACCAGGCTCCCTCACACTCCAACTAAAAGGGACTTGGAAAGAACCAGAAAATACAAGCGGGCATATACGATACTGTCATCGAGAGAAGGTATAAGCGCAGTTAATCCGTATGCACTGTACGACTACTTGCTGGCAAACAACTGGAGCGTCAAAAGGAAAAGCACGAGGACTCCCGTTCTGGAAACAACGGATGGTTCTGCAGAAATCAACGCGCCCATCGACCTGGCTTTGGCTGACTACGAGTCCAGAATGGCTAACGCTTTAGGCGTACTGTGCTCGTATGAGGACGTACTGCTCTCGAATGTGATAGTGCGGATTGTGGCTTGGAGACCGGTCAAACAATGAGCGCGGGCCTGCCATTATTTTTACGAAAAGCCTTGACTTTGGCTTTTACATATTGTATAATTAAGACGCTGAATTTGATGAAAGGAAAACCGCACGATGTTTGCTGCTATGATGAACAAACAGAATAAATTGCAAAAGCTGTGGAGCAATTGGAATCTCTTCGGCTGTTTTGTGTTGTCTGTTTGTGCAAATCATAGTGCAGTGATGGTTGAATAAAATCATCCAAGTATCGGTTGTTTTCCATACTCTGCACGATATGAGCACCTGTCAGACGCACAACGCCTGATGGGTGCTTTTTTGATGCAGAAAATCAGAATCAGGTCACTCTAATGTCGCTGGAGTGAATTCCAGCCAGGCTTATTAAAGTGTATGCTATTATACATAATGTATATTCGAGGATTCGCCAAACGGTAAGGCATCAGGCTTTCACCCTGACAACGGTTGTTCGACTCGACCATTCTCGGCCAACGCTCACTTTCATGCGCATCGGAAGTGAGATTCCTCAAAGCTGTGTTCCCATAAGCAAGGCACGGAAGATGCGCGACAAGTGCTCGTAACTCAATCGGTAGAGTACCCGACTTTTAATCGGGGTGTTCGGGATTCGATTTCCCGCGAGCGCACCATGCCCGGCAGAGCATTATCTGCCACTTTTGTGGGTGTATAGCTCAGTAGGCAGAGCGGCGGACCGTTAATCCGTGGGCCGCAGGTTCAAACCCTGCTACGCCCGCCATAAGCTCCTCTGGTGAAATTGGCAGACACAGTGCGCTCAAACCGCACCGTTTTGAGGGTTCGAATCCCTCGGGGAGTACCATGTCCGGCAGTACAACAACTGCCATTTATGGGTTGTTAGCTCAGCTGGTAGAGCAACGGACCGTTAATCCGTGGGCCGCAGGTTCAAACCCTGTACAACCCGCCATATGCTCCAGTGGCGAAACTGGCAAACGCGGCGGCTTTAAGTCCCGTTTTACTCTGGGTTCGACTCCCAGCTGGAGTATCTATATAAGGGTGTAGCTCAAGTGGTAGAGCAGCGGTCTCCAAAACCGCTTATTGCATGTTCGAGTCGTGTTACCCCTGCCACAATAAGAAAAGCCGTCCTCACATAAGAGGCGGCTTTTTGTTTTGGAGAGTATACAGACCAAAAAACTAAACCACAAGTTGATTGCAGATGTGCAAAAACATGGTATAATAATATCAGAACGAAACGAAAGGAGATACCCCAAAATGCTGTGCAACACTGTTAATGTCATGTCGTATGAGTATAGTTACGAATATTCTGAGTTCATGTCCTTTGAACGCAGTTTTATTTCTCATACTCCTCGACAGGCAAAAACAGACCATGTACAGATGCGGTGCGTCTTCTAAGCGATAACTGCATGTCATAGCTGCTTGTCGAGATTTCGGCAGGCAGCTTTTTTGTTGCCTGCAATACAGAAAGGCAGCAAGAAAAATGAACGTTCCTACTATTGATATCCAGCAGACAGGTGCCAATATCAAGGCCCTGCGAAAGGCAGCAGGCATCAAGGTGAAGGATGTGGCAGACATGCTCGGTGTGTCTCCGCAGGCGGTTGCTAAATGGCAAGCCGGAACAGCACTTCCCACCATCGATAACCTTGTGATATTAGCAGCAATGCTCGATACGAAAATTGATGACATCCTTGTCATCGCATAAACCCTCGCCGCAGGATTGCGGCTATATATGGCCCGTTGGACGAATTGGTAGAGTTGCCGCCCTTTCACGGCGGAGGTTATTGTGGGTTCGAAACCCACACGGGTCACCATGCTTCTGTAGCTCAATAGGTAGAGCAGTGGTCTGAAGAGCCACGTGCAGCTGGTTCGACTCCAGCCGGAAGCACCATCGAGGTTTTATACCTCATTCTATGTGTCGGTATGCAAGTGGTTAAAGCAAACGGTCTGTAAAACCGCTCCGTTACGGTTCACTGGTTCGAATCCAGTCCGACACACCATAAGGCCCCTTCGACAAGTTGGTCTAAGTCGCCAGCCTCTCAAGCTGGAGTCGGCAGTTCGAGTCTGCCAGGGGTCATACAAGCACCTATGTGAAAAAGGTGCATTATGCAGAGGTCGCCTAACGGTAGGGCAGCAGCTTGCTAAGCTGCCGTCGCGGAAATCGCGGCATGTGAGTTCGAATCTCACCCTCTGCGCCATCTGCTTGCTTGTTCGAGTGGTTGATGAAATCGGTCCAGAAAACCGACGATGGGAGACTGTCCGAAGGTTCGAATCCTTCAGCAAGCGCCACTGCCCTCATTCTGTGCGGTATCCGTGCAGGTGAGGGCTTTTTCTTTTGCTTTTCGCTTCGAATTTCGGACTCGAATGGCGTTAATGGTCGGATATTCTTGATTATACATGCCTTTGCTGTATGGCAAATAGCTCCAAACAGTATTGGTTTTTACACCCAATTCTTCTGCAATTTCAGGAACTGACATACCGTTCGCACGCAGCTTCCCGATTTTTTCTGATGTTTCATCTGACCATGCCCCGGCTGTAATCAGTATTTTGCGCACTTTCTACAATGAGATGCCTGCACGTTTGGCAATGGTTCTTCTAGGTATACCTTGCTCATGGAGCCGGAGAACCGTCTGCATTGTCGCGTCCATTTGTCAGTACCTCGCCGTTATCGATTTTTGTATTGCCCTAATTGTTGTACTTTAATCATACAGCAAAGCAACAAAATTGTCCAGGAAGCAAAAGTGCCTTCATTTGCCACTGATTCATCTATGAAATTTGAAGGCAGAGTACCCCGTCTATAGCCGTTGGGCTTAGGCGGGGGAGAATGTCAATTGCAAAAGAATGTGTATAAACTGTTACCATTTAGCGCTTTCCGTTGTGAGAAATTGCGAATCGCGGTATAATTAAAGTGTAGAAAATGAAAGGATTTTTACCGTATGTACATTGATTTCACGAGCAAGCAGTACTCTTTCATCCTGCACGCTCTTGCCATCATGATAACGTTTTATAGCAACGATTTTTCCTCTATCTGCAAAGAGGTTGGAGAGGCTTATGGAGCAAGCGAGGCAGACATTGCAAGTGCTTGTGCTACTCTGACGGCTATCAACGTAACGGCTCCTGTTAAAAGCTATTCCGACAAGTGCAGCGAAATACTGGAAGATATGCTGCATCATGCACGGGAACTGCCGGAAAAGGATGCTCCGTATAAATACAGTATCGGCTTAGATACTCCTTCCTGGAAAGTCGTTGCCAATGCGTTGGATACATACTCTCGCATTCTAATGGGTCAATTTGGTGTCATTTATGAAGCCCTCGATATTTCTGGTAACGATGAACAGCACTTTCAGGCGTATCATGATGCACGCTGGAACGGAACAGGCGTCATCGAAGCCCGTGACCTTCTAATTCCGCAGCTCAAAAGGATGGGAATTGGCTGGAACGGAAACTTCGGTATTTCCAACGCAGGGCTTGCCTACAACAGCAAGCTGGCATACGAGATTCTTAAAACCATTCGATATACGACAGAGAAACGAGATAGCTCCGTTCTGAAAGTGACAAACGAGCCGCTGCCGCATGTCGAGGGCTCTTTCCAAATCAAAGCACTGTGAACAAGATTGGAGGTTTTCCAGGGTGGGCGACCACATTATTTCTTTTCTCGACATCTGCGCCATGCGCGGTCAGCTGGTTTTGGCAAAAGCACCGTCCATCCCGGCTATCAATAACAAAACTGTGTATTGTACCGGCGCTCACAAACACGGAGAGGACCGTTGCATCGTTCTTGACGGTGAGAAGTACAGCCAGATTCTCTTTGTTGACGGAACAATAAAATTATGCTGGCAGTGAGGTGGCATTGTGGATAATATCATTGTGAACAGTGCTCTCTGGTATGCCGAGCAGAGCAGTCAATTTCTTGCGAATTCTGGGGCCAACAAGCTGCTGGATAAAGGCTATGACTACTATGTAAGTGAATTTATTCCGCTTGGGCACCGCCTTATCCAAAATGGTCAAATTGCTGCCAATGCGATGGATGGAGAGCTTGCCGCACAGTTCTCGATGGCATACGTTGCAAACTATTGGCGTGCAGCAAAAACCGTATATAATTTTGCGCCGGAGTTTCTCAGAACATTGGCTGAGACTGAGGACGCACCTATTTATTCTGACATTATGATGCGGTTGCCATACAGAGATTTTGTCATGAATCTGCCCACTGGCTCTCATCATGATGCGATGTTCGTACACATTGAATTCGATGCTTCCCACGGGCCAAATGATGTGGATACGCTCTTCCTGATTGTTCCTTTTAAGGCGAACCCGAATGTCGATAGCATCGAACTTTGCCAGTGCATGCAGTGGTGTCTCAACGGCAAAAAGCTGATTGAATCTTATCGGCACAACAATGATGCTCGCGAGCAGGCATTTCAGAACGGAACTGATTCTGCAACTGTCAATGACGCCACGGTTTCAAACGTACCAGGTGCCGTTCTCAGCGAGGAAGAGCTGCAAAAGCAGCGAGAATTCAACGCCGGTATTGAGCCGTATCTTCGTGTTGCGGTTTCTGCAGCTTATTACCTTGCATCCAAGAATGCTGAAATCAAAGAGGTAAAAATCCCGAAAGAGAAGCGGCCCGTCCTTGTTTCCAAACCCGGTGCTACTCCTAAAAAAGTAAATGTCAAAACTTACAATGGGGGCTTTGTAATCGGCAAGAGCTTTGAAATGCAGCTGGTTTCCGGTGCAGAATATCAGAAATCCACAGCAACTGGCACAGGCCGTACGGTCAGACCACATGTCCGCCGTGCTCATTGGCACCACTACTGGGTTGGAGAAGGTCGAACTCGCTTAGAAGTCCGCTGGATTGAGCCAACTTTTGTGCTGCCGGAAGGGAAACGTGAGATAAAAATTGCAACAGTAAGACGCGTCATGGGCACTTAAAGGAGATTCATATGAAAGCAAACTACAAAGTAATCGCAAACAAGCAGAAAATTCTTGAAAAAGAAATTGAAAATTTCGAGCCAACATCAACAATGTCAGTGCTTCTGATGCGCTACAGCATCATACAAGGGCTACTCCAGGTTAAACTGAACGAAAAAGACGCGAATGGTAGCCCTAACATCAGCCCTTCCGATATGGCATACGATATGACTACATTTTTTAGCGATGCCGTCAATACTGCGGCCGATGATTTCACAGATGATGATGACGACCGCACAATAAAATTTGATGGCACCGTTGATGAATTCCGGCAAGAACTTGCCAATCGCGTCTTAATAACACTCAGTTTGGCGTTTGAACATGAATTCATAAATTTTACAGAGCAAACCGGGATTTCCCGCGCACAGTATGAAATTCTTGCGGCTGAATATATTGCTCATGCGGAAGACGATGGCAGTAAAGTATCCGAAATGTTCAAAGGCGACAGCTCTGAAAAGCACAAGTCTAAGGGTTGGAACAGTGCTTCAACCAAAAACAAACGAAGTTAAAAAGCTACTTGCACAAATGTGCGAACCGCCTAAAATAATAATTGCATAACAGATACCATCACTTACCTCCTAATTGAACATTAAATTAACAATCTGTCATGCACAAGTAAGCAGACTCTCTTTTGAGGGCCTGCTTCTTTTTTGTATGTATTGATTAGAAACAATAATATTTCAGAAAGGATGAATACTATGACCACAAATACCAAGAACAGCTTTACCAGGTTCGCGGCTGCCGCAAAAGATTGCTTCTATGTGAATTCTTTTCGCGCAGACTTAGTTCAGTGCGACAGGGCCTTGAAAATGGACGGCGAGATGCACGTCGAAGCGGAATGCTGGATGAACATTTTGGATGCCCTGGACGATAACGACATCAAGATGTATGTCGATAACGAATACCGTCCCGGACTTTTGAACCCGTTCCATAAATGGTAACGCTCCAAAAACAAGTCAATAACCCACGACTAAAGTCGTGGGCTTGCGTCAGTAAGAAATCCCACCAAAAATAAAAAATACCCGAAGTGTGAAAGGAGCATAACAATGCTTAATTCGAATATCAATAAAGCCCTTGAAATTAACTCGAATAAAGCCGTTCTTCTCAGCATCAAGAAGCAATGGCTTGAAAAAATTCTGAGCGGAGAAAAGACTATTGAGGTCCGAAAAACTATGCCGTGGGAAATTAGCTATCCTTTTGTAGTATTTTGCTACGAAACCAAAGCTAACGGTGGTGCTGGAAAAGTGACTGCCGCATTTGTTTGCCGTGACATCAATACACTCGATTGCCTGCGTGAGCTTCCGGCATATGCTATTGGTACGGAAGTGACCGCAAAGACCGCTCAATTCGTGAAGGACAGCTGCCTTACCGCAAATGAGCTGATTGCATACGGCAATAAGTCCGGCACTCTTTATTGCTGGAACGTTTCTGATGTCCAATCTATGGATATGTCGCTGCGAGAGCTCGGCGTTAAGCGAGCACCACAGTCCTGGATGTATCTGCGGATTCCCGATAACAAGACGTTCTGAACGATGTCTGTTTGGGCTGGCTACGTGTACAAGCCAAACAAAATATCAACTACACGATAAAAACACACTCGAATGAATGATTCATCGTGCGAACAACGCAGACTCTCGATTCTTGAGGGCCTGCTATTTTTTTATTTCAGGAGGAAACATCAATGATTCTTTATCATATCATGGCAGACACCGGATGCCTGCCGGACGATGTCGTTCCGCAGATACCAACGAATCGGATGAAAGGGGAGGACCAGGAAATCCCAAGAATTTGTCTTGGGCATACCCTTGACGACTGCCTGACCAGCATCGGCATTGCGCATTTTGTCTCAAAATTCCTGCTCGCTGAGCTGCGTCAGAACAAAAAATACTCCAAGGACATGCCGTTACCGTTCATTGTCCGAATGTACAACATCAAGGACGAAGACCCGAATCTCTTGACCGAGGAAGAAACACAGAAATATGTGGCGGATTCTGTCGTGACCAGTGAATGCTGGCTCACAAGATACGAGAAACCCGTCAAAATCCAGAAACTTTGGCTTGTGGGCGGCGAAGTGGTGCTTTGGCCCTATATCGTTGACGGCGTTGTATACAATTACCCAATCGTCCGTAACTCAATTTGGGCAGACAGCAAAACCTTGCCGAACCCGGAATTTCAGAATCAAATCATGGATATCACTCAGAAATGGCTTAACGAAGCCTAAAAAAGAAGCACATCAAAAGCTCTTGCACATCCTTGCGAATTCCATAGTATTAAAGTTGTACGACAGATAACATCTACTTTGCACACCGCGTGCTCGTACAATTCATAATTCTGTTCTCATTCAAGGCAGACTCATCTTCATGATGGGCCTGCCTTTTTTTGTTTACAGAAAAAGGAGGAATTCAAAACAAACCACAAATCTCAAATCACAATCTTCCGCTACAAGGAAAAGACACAAAAAAAGGAGTCACAAAATGAAAGTCGAAAAGAATAATAACAGCATTTTTCGAAACAAGCATGTCCTGGTTGTCGTCGCGGTGATGTGTATTTTTACCATCATCGCCTGCATGGGTTTTATGCTTTCTGTTCCTGCACACGCAGAGGAAAACATAGCTCCCAAAACCGAACCTATCGCTTTTTCCACTCCCATTGAAACGGTGAATGAGCTCGATAAAGCGTTCCCGATAACGGAAACTTCCGAAGAAGCACAGGAGGAGATTACAACTGCTGAGGTCAAATCTTCCGATGCTGCAGAACCGGAACCACAAATTGAGACCGCAGAAGCAGCCATCGAAGAAACCGAACCGAAACCCGAAACAATTCCAGATAATCTCTACGACAATGAGCTTGAAATCTACACAGCTCTGCGGTCCGCTGGTCTTTCCAAGGCCGGTACTGCCGCAGTGATGGGCTGCATGTCGATGGAAAGCGGTCTTAAAGCCTCGGCCGAAAACCCTTCGGATGGCGGCTATGGACTCCTGCAATGGACTTATAGCCGAAAGACAGACCTTTTCAACTGGTGTTATGGCAATGGCTATGACCCCAACACCGTTACGGGACAGGTGATGTTCTTCGTGTATGAGCTCAATAGCACATACAGCAAGGCCGCCAAATACTCGTATCCGGTGTACGAAACTCTTACTACAAGCGACAGCCTGGAAGATTGCCTTTCGATGTTCTTCTCCCATATGGAAGCAGGAACCAACGTGATAATCTCATCCCGCAAAGTCTATGCAGGAGGGCTGACCACGTTAGACCTGTACCGCAAACGCTTAACTGCCGCTTACAAATACTTCATTTGAATTAGGAGGAAATCACAATGAAAACAACCGTTTATCTGTCCCGAAAACTCTTGAACCAGTAAAAGGTAAAAGAAACCGAAAGCAAAGACCTTATGCTAACCCATAACCTACACAACATCATCATCAACGGTAAGCGTGTTGGCTGCTCTGGCCACATTCAGAACGTTCTCAACAATAAGTGCGTTTACGTCAGCACTGAAAAGAGTTGCTATCAGCCCTTGTCTGACAAGAACCTGGTTCGCTATGCCGCCAGTATGAAAGATTACTCCTCTGTATCGCTCGGTGCAAAAGGACGTAATCAGTTCGTGACCAATGATGAGTTGGTTGGAAAAATCATTGATATGCTCCGATAAGGGCATAAATAGAAAGAGAAAAAGCTCATGAAAACCGGCATCAAAAGTCAGATAGTAATAGTATCTGCTGTGGCAGCTGTTCTGCTCATTGTTATGAGCGTCTGTGCAATTGCGGAGAGCATTACCTTTGAGAAGGTTGCTGTTCTCGCTGCAAGCGTACTTGCCTTGAACAAATGCTGCGGCATCCTGTTAAACTAAGGAGAAAAAATCATGAAGAATAAATACAAAGTTGTTGCCTTGGTTCCTTTGGAGTTCTCTGTTGAGGGAAACTCCGATTCCAAAGAGGCAATCGAATCCGTCAAAAACATTTTCGAAGCGTGTCGGGATGATAACGACTGCGCGGACATCGTTTTTGATGGCATCGAAGAGTCACTTCGTCACGACAGTATCGAGTACAAAGTTGAAGCCGCCCAGCCTGAACCTGAGGTGAAGGCAAATACCGATATCCGTTCTGTTGCCTCCGATATCTGCGATATCTTCGAGAACTATCTCGACGAAAACGGTATTTGCATCGTTTGCGATGATGCAGATGAGGAGCGGGAACGGAAAGACAATGAAAGCGGCGCGATGCTGTACGGCATGGAATATTGGCATCTCGTTGAGGATGTCGAGTTCTGGCTGAGTCACATGAGTGCGCAGGGAAAGCCGGTCATTACTTCTAAAATTTTGAAGGCGTTCGACGAACTTCTCGTATCCAAAAACCTCGGTAACTCCGTGCCAAGCGGCGATAATCGCTATCAACTGCACTCAAAGATTCTGAGTTCCTTGCGTTCTCGTGAGGAGGGGTTGGAATGAGCACGAAAGGCTGGAACAGTCTGAAACCTATTACGACCCCTGACCAGATGTCCGCGCCGATTCATTGGAACCCAATGAACGAGGATTGGAAAATGCGGCTTACCAAAAGCCAGATTTACAACACCTCTTCTGGTTTCGACACTCAAACGCTCGATGCTATGAAGAAGCTGCATGACAAAATCCTCACATTTGGCGGGGATGAAGTCTGCATGACGGAATTTGACGAAGACGCCCCAAAAATCCTCAAACGCGGCCGGTTCTTTTATGGCAGCAGCTATATGAGGAAAGGCCAGGATTGCCAGTGCCATTACAATTCTGCACGGCTTTGGTATAAAAACAAAGACCGGTGCTTTATTGCAACGGGCTATGCTCTTTCCGAAGACGGGCTCTGGCGCTGTCATTCCTGGGTCGTTCAGCCAATGGCACGCACCGTTCGCGTGTGGGAAACCACCGTCAAGCGTGTTGCCTATTTCGGCGTGGTTTTGACCAGCGAGGAATGCGAAGACTTTGTCGAGAACAACACATAACAATTGGGGAGGTTACCCAACATGGGTGAACAACTACATTTCAGTATGGATGGTGAGTTCCTCACCGCCATTGCACGTGACTGGTTCTGGAACATGGACAAGCCGTATAAAAAGTGTGAGGAGCTGCTGCTCTCCTGCATGATGGGTGGCAACGAGGAAGAAAAAAGGCATGTTTGCCAGGACATTATCGAAGGCCGGAAAAAACTTGTTGGTGTTAATGAGTTTGAACTTGTCGATGACAATGTTCATGTTCGTTCCCTCGGGCAGAAGGTTGAGGAGCTTCAACACAAGATGCTGGTCAATCAAATTCGTGAGGATATGATTGCACATCCGCTCAATTATGTTGACCGCTTTGCTATGACTGATAGCTATGAAACGCTCTGCACCAATGCAAAACATCATTATATCGATTGCAGCTATGACGGTATCAAGTGCTTCCTCTATGGGAAAACGGGTTATTCTGATGCATTCAACAACGGTGCATGGCTTTTTACCCACCCAGACCTTGTTGCAGAATTCAATGGCGAACCGCTTCCTGAGCAGGAATCCAACCCGGAATTCTACAAAACCGATTTTTGGACCAAGCTTGCCTCTTGGATTGAAGCAAATATGAAAGGCACATCCGTTGAACGCCGTCAGCGACTGTACAACAGCTATATCAGTGATAGACCCATTCAGCATCAGCTGACCGAATATGGTCTGATTGCTCCCGATGGCACCTGGTATGCCTGCGAGTTTGGCGAGCACGCTGCCCTGGCTGGCCGCATCATCATGCGCAATCGAGAAGCGTTTGGTCTTTCTGACCATGAAGTTCTCAATATGGCGTATGACTGGAGCGGCAAGGGTCTCGATTTCCTATATAAACGCGGTTGGATTGCCATTCGTAATCCTTCGATGGGCAATACATTCCTCGATATGGATGAGACCAAAACCGCAACAAAAGCTCAAGTAAATACCATTTTTGACTATATTTCTAAATTTAACCGCTATGACATGAATGTTTCCAAGGTCATGGCTGACTAAAAAAGGAGATTTTTATTATGACTTCCAATATGACTATGACCGCTATTTCCATCTGTAATTTTCTGAAACTCATCGTGAAAAGCACGGTTGAGCATTACACCGAGGATTTCAAGCTGGACATAAAGATTTTTAAGCGCTATGCAAAAGAAGCGCAGGAAACTGGAAAGCCCGTATCGATGCTCTGGTTCTGCCGCTCTTGTGGAACGTATCTCTGCCCTGAGGAAGATGCGTACAAGAAAGATACTCCCATGTTCATCACGTTCAAATACTATGATGAGCAGGAAGAGGAAGAAGCCCGGACCATTAAGGCTTTTCTGGTCACTGTGACAGGGATGGAAGGACAAAAGCCAGTTGGCTATATCACTCCCATCAACTATGCGGATGAATGTGACCGCATTCGCCGTTACGCAGTACCTGCCGAAAAGGTCGAGCTTGTCTATGATAAAGGTTCCCTTGTCCAGAACAATGGCAACTATACGATTCTGAAGCATCCCAAGCTTGGTACACTTCAGAAAACGAAATTCTTGGCCGATGACCCTGACGCGCTTGATTATGCGCTGCATATGGCTCGCAATGAGAGAAAGGCAGGGTGACAGCCATGAAAACGATGGTTACATTGACTCACGAAGAAGCCCAAAGCTATTTGGCGTACGCTCTGATTTGCGAAACGATGGAAGGAGCCTTTTGGAATTCCGGACGCCGTCGCAGACTATACAGCAAGACGTTTACCGAAGCCGAACAGAGGCAGATTCCCCGCATCAAAGCCACTGCTCACAAATGGTGTTTGGTTACTGGTGTTCCTGAAAAGGTACGCATGAGATACAGCACCTATTTGCTGTGGCAGAAACTCGCGATGTTCTGCGCTGAAATTTAATTTTTCATTACCGCTGCCCATTTGGGTGGCGGTTTTTTGTTGCGGATTTATGCGAACGGCCTATAATCAAAAATGTACGATAGATAACAGTTATCGAAAAGGCACCCTGCCCTTCGCACACTTAACAATGCGCTTTAGGCGAACTTCCCATTTGGGTGGTTCGCCTTTTTGCGTATAAAAGAAAGGAAATAATCAAAATGAATGAGTACGAAGCAGCAATACAAATCAACCCAACCGACGATATCAAGTTCATACTTGAGGAGCCCGGCTGCTATGAGTCTGAAATTGAAATGATGAAGGCCGGTGGCACCTATGATGCGTTTGTCAAGCGTGTCTATGATGCCATCGACTGGTCTCATCTGTTTGAGCGTATTGCTCAGATGGAAAACGAAGCCATCACGGCAGCTATCGGCAAATTGTCTGATAGCATGATTTGATTGTTAGGAGGTAAATACTATGTACATTCTCATTAAAAACCAGGAAGGCGAAAACATGAATCTGCTTTCCCAGAACACCGATTTCAACGCCCTGCTGGCAGCCATGAAAGCTGACATTGAGGCAGAGTACGAAAAGGCAACAGGCTCTGCGATTAACCTGGATGAAGATTCCGGCAGCGATTATGAAGTTGGTATCAACGTTGAGGACAGTGCTGCTGAAGGCTTCTGCCTCGCATCCGGGTATATGTACGGCGCAGACAGCAATTTTGACTGGGGTATTTTCAAAGTAAAGTCTCAGAAAAGCAATACCGCAGCGAAACCCTACATTGGCTTGGATATGAACGAGTTCTTTCGGCAGAAAATGCTGCTGATTGACTTGTCGGCAAAAGTGAAGGACCTCGGCTATGACCTTCTGGCCGATGAACTTCGGGGCGCAATCGGTGTCTTCGACGCTGTACAGGATTCAGCTGAAGGAGACGGTGTTTTCACTGCTCCGGAAGCGGATGAAGAAACCGGTCTGTTCCTTGACGATTTTTATAACGACGTTCTGGAAAAGATTCTGAACGCCGACAAGAAAAAGGAGGAAAAGTAAGCCATAGTTCCTGACTTTTACAAAATGAAGGCCGGGAAAGCCCACGGTTTCAACCGTGGGGTGAAAGGTGTCTAAGTAAAAAATAGTTGCTGTCTATCTTCGGATAGGCAGCTTTTTTGTTGCCCGAGCTTGCGAATTGCCTATCATGAATAGTAGAGCTCAAATGAAAGGAGGACGCTATTTATGCGCATGGTTGTTAAAACTTACAAGTACAAGCTGTACAACAGCGCAAAACGCACGAGTATCGTGCTTTGATTATTCCGGCACCTGTTATTCATCTCTATGGTGAGCAGGGCAAGGATGAATCGGATTGGTTTGCGTCAACAACCCCGCCTTAACCAGTCCGCTGGTTATAGATGGGGCTTGCAGGGCAACCCGTAAGCCCGGTTGGTTAGCCTAAGTCTGCTGCTCCGGCGGCAGGAAACTACGTTGTGTACTAATAATATAGGCACCTTACTCATGCTCCACAAGTGGTAAGCACTGCGGACGGCTCGTTAAACATCTCTAAGGGTAGGAGAAGTGCGAACGTCATGCCGAAAGGCTAAAACGGTATAACAACATTGGCGATGTGGACCACAGGGCGCAAGCCCTGACTTATTGATTCATTATTTACGAAAGGAGTGCCTTGCATGAGCACTTGTGTTTGTGTTCTCAGTAAGAATGGCGAACGCCTGATGCCGACTATCCGTCTTGGCAAGGTGCGCCATCTTCTGAAAGACGGAAAAGCAAAAATTGTTAAGCACCATCCATTTACTATTCAGTTACTGTATGACAGCAAAACAAACACGCAGCCTATCGAAATCTGCGAGGATGTTGGATACAACTACATCGGCATCAGTGTGAAAAGTCAATCTCACGAGTATGTATCTGCGCAGTATGATACATTACAGGATGAGAAAGCCTGCCACGACAGTTGTCGTAAGTTGCGCCGTTCCCGCAGAAACAGACTGCGTTACCGTAAACCGCGTTTCGATAACCGCAAGCGCAGCGAGGGTTGGCTTGCTCCTTCTTTGAGGCATAAGAAAGAACTCAATGTCAACGTTGTCAAGATGTATTGTGCAGTAATGCCCATTACTCATGCAACGGTTGAGGTTGGCTCTTTCGATACGATGCTTGTAAAAGCAATTCAGGAGGGAAAAGCCATTCCGGAAGGAGCGGACTACCAGAAAGGCCCGCGCTACAATTTGGCAACCTTGCGGGAAGCGGTATTTTACCGCGATAACTATGTCTGTAAGGTTTGTGGGCGTAAAGCTACCGAAGGTGCGATTTTGCACGTGCATCACATGTTCTATTGGAAAGGTCGTCACGGCAATAGTCTCAGCGAACTTTTAACCGTGTGCGAAAAATGCCATACGCCAGCTAACCATCAAAAAGGCGGCAAGCTCTACGGATTCGGTGAAGATATAAAGTTCGCCAACCTTTCTGGTGCAGCATTTATGAACACTGTGCGCTGGCAAATCGTTAATGAACTTTACGCTGCTTTTGGAAAGCCGTTCGTCACATTCACTTATGGCGCGATGACCAAGGAAAAGCGAATTGCCCTTCATCTTGAAAAGAGTCATAACAACGATGCGTATGCAATGGGCAGCTTTCATCCAGTTGACCGCTGCGCATTTGAACATTATGAAAAGGTGAAACGCAATAACCGCATTCTCGAAAAGTTTTACGACTCGCGGTATATTAACATTCGCACTGGTGAAGTGGCAAGTGGCAAAGAGCTCTTCAACGGCAGAATTAACCGTAACCATAAAAAGGATTCTGAAAATTTGCACAAATACCGTGGAAAAAGGATTCGTAAAGGCTATCGTGCGCTACGTCGCAAGAAAGTAGCCCTCAATCCCGGTGATTTGGTTTCTCTCAACGGGGAAATTCTTACTGTCCATGGCACTCATACCAAAAAGAATGGTTCTGTAAACGTAAAATTCAAAACCCCATCAAAAAGCGGTAAAAAATCCACAAGCCTTAAAAAGCTGAAAATTATTAAAACGATAAGCCCCATGCGCTCTGCGTGGGATAAAGTATCTTAAAAACTCAAGAAAGGAGACATAGGGTATTTGCATTTACTGAGTGTACCTCAAATATACTCTTAGTCAGCGCATTCCTCGCCGCCTAAGTCGCAAGCGACTATAGACGGTGTACCCTGCGCACAAAATTTATGGATTTTGGCAATGCGTTTGCGACCACAGACGCTTTTGTGAATCCGCGCAAGGGAATTCCTTTCGTGCAGTGTTCCACTGAGAATCAACTTTCTGATTTCAGGAAAGCTGATTCCCATGAATAATATCTGACTCGTATCTTTGCGGTCGTTCCTTTTGGAGCGGCCGCTTTTTTGTTTTTTAGTTTTGTTGCACAAATGTGCGAGTCTCATAAAATGAAAATTAGGGAGGTGCTGTTTTGAAAATTCAGAGAATCATGCCTGCAACTACTCATTCCATGAAAGACGCGTTACCGCTTGGGACTATCCTGACGGTGAAAAATGTTGCAGACCAGAAATATATTGTGGTCGGCTATGACACAAGTTCTTTTCCGCACAACTACTATGCGGTTCCCTGGCCGCAGGGGTATATGGGTGAAGAAAATATGTACCTGGTAGGATTTGATGATATTGCGAAAGTTCTGTGTCGCGGCGGAATCAATGAGGAATCCAGAGTTTTCTTGCAGGCACTGGATGATGTGTTGAACGGGAGGTGACACGGTGACGGTAAAAGAGCTGAAGCATATGCTTGAGAACGCGGACGACAATGCTATCGTCGTTGTGCGAAATAACTGGGCTCCGGCGGAATTTCTGAATACCTCTGCTCGGAAGATGGTGCTTGTGAAAGCAAATGGCAAGCTCATGACGCCGAAATGGGCCGAGGCGAGCGGGTATATCTGCGAAGGCCCTGCTATGTCGGCAATTTTATTCGATTGAGGTGAGAAAAATCATGCCCGATAAAAAAGTGGCCACGCAGGCATCTGATGGACCCTGGGAACGCGAAACCATCATCACATTTAATGATGCGGAGAAGAAAGCATCCTACTACACCTGCAACAAAGCTCGTATGGAACAGCTAAAAGAGCTTGCCAAAGAGTACCCTGATGCTGTTAAAATCACACGGGATGAGGACTGGTGTATGGAGGCAGATATGCCCAAGAAATGGGTCAAAATCAAGCCGCCTCGCAAGCTGACCGAAGAGCAATATGCGGAACTGGTCAGACGCGGCAAAGAACTTGCAGAGCGGCAGCGACAGGCAAAGAACTTAGTGAAGGAATAATCCGGCTTCATATGCCGGAAGAGGAGGATATAAAATGTATAATTCTTACAGCGCATTGAATCTTTTGGGCGGAATGCTCTACACGGTGATTCTTTTGGTAGTGGCGTATTTTGTGCTCAAAATCGTCGCCAATTGGAAAATTTTTGAGAAGGCCGGGCAGCCTGGCTGGGCATCCATCGTCCCGTTCTACAGCAACTACATCGAATTCAACATTTACTGGGGGAACGGCTGGTTGTTTCTGATTCCGGTCTTGCTGAGCCTTTTGTCTGGCATCCCGCTGCTCGGCAATCTGTTCTTGGTTGTTGCCCTCATCATCGGTGCTATTACCAACTACAAGAAAGCCGTTGCGTTCGGTGAAGGTATCGGGTTCACGATTGGTCTTTGCCTTCTGAATCCGGTGTTTAACATGATTCTTGCTTTCGGCCATTATGAGTATCACGGTATCCCGCAGGATGGCTATTCCTATTCTCAGCTCAAGACCAAATATGAGGAAAAGAAAGCCGAACAGCAGAACAACCCCGGTACTGTTCAGTATCAGGCTCCCGAGACTCCCAAAGAGCCGAGCCAAAATGTTCAGTATCAAACTCCGAATGCCCCTGCTGAGGTTCAGACCCCGCCAACTCAGCAGAATCAAAATCAGGACAATGGCTGATATTATTTGGGTCGTTGTGTTTCTCTGCGTTCTCATCGCGTCCTGCTTTGGAATGTACTATTTCCAGGGTGAAAACAAACAAAAATTTGTGTTTTGCTTTTTGCTGGTAGCATTATCTTTTGGAGTTCTTGCGTTTCGGCTCCTGGATATTGCCTACACAATGATAAACGCAGCTGTCAAAGCCGCACAATGACCTTTTTGCAATTCTCAAACTGTTTTTTGGCAGACCTTCCAACCGAGAGCCTGCCTTTTTTATTGTTGCCAGGAGGAAAATCTATGAAAATCCGATTCTATACAACCAACAAGGAAGCTATTGTATTTGACCTTGAGGATATTTTGAAACAGCTCAACATTAAAGAGCAGGTAGCCACTGTCGGCCTTGTCGTTGAAAAAGACGAGGCAGAGGTTGAGGCAATCACTCAGACGATACAAGACGATTATCCGAACATGTATCTCCAGGCAAAAGAATACGGACGGAATCTGACCTTAGCTTGTGCGGAGCTTCCGAACCCTACTAACCCGGATATTGTAACCTACCTCTATGCGGGCGATGATGCTACGGAAACTGACAGTTGGATTGCGAAAGTGAACAACACAATTCGTGCGCAAGGGGATAACAGTGAACGGCTCATCCATATTGACTCGAATCTCGCTGCCGTGGTAGAAGCAAACGAAACGGAACAAGGATACTATGCTTCCACCGTGGCGCAGCATGACAAGGCCACAAACGAAATGCTGAGTTTTCGACAGATTGCAGAGTCGTTGGAAGCTGTTGGAAATAACTACAAGTACCAGAGTACAAACAATATTCTGACTTCAAGAACCAAAGCGGAAAGAAACTACATTGTCCGGCTTATCAAGATGTATTGCGACGATACCAAATACCTTTCCGGTGCTATGCCGCAAAGTGAGTACCCGTTCTGTGTCCAGAACGTTGACGCTCTGAACCAGCGTGATGCGCAGTGGTCCGAAATCAAAGAGTATCTTGCACAGGACGAGAATCGCAACAAGCTGGATGTGATTCTTGGCTTCGTGCCGGATGCGGAGAGCGACAAGACTCTAATTCTGCACAGCATTGAAGAAAAAGGGAAGGCCATGTCTGATTCTGAAATCGAAAAAGCATATAATTTGCTGTTTGGTGACTGTAGCAATGGATGAATAATCTTGCGCTTTCGTGCGAGACCCGTATAATTTAGCTTGTACGATAGATACCATCTACTAAGCACACTGTGTGCTCGTACAATTCACACTTCGCTTTTGGGCGGACTTCCCACACCGGGAGGTTCGCCTTTTTGCGTACAAAAAAGGAGTTTAACTATGGATAACGTATGGACAAATCTTGGCAACCGACTCGAAACTGCTTGGAAAAGAACAACAAGGCCCAACTCTAAACGCCCGAAAGACGGTGAAATCATCGACGAAGAGAAATCGGTGCGCTGGAACAGGGAAGAGGTCGTTCGCCGACAGAAAGCCTGGGATGCAGAATGCTCTCGGCTGAAGAAGGCGCAGAATGCAGAAATCGAACACATCTCGGAAGCTATCGAACTTCAAATTCAGGAAGACATCAAAGCCGAAACGAAACGCAGCATTTCCAAAAAGGCTGCAACTGTTCTTTGGCAAAAAGCCTACGACCGTGGCCACGCCTATGGTTTCGCTGACATCTACTGTGCCATCGAAGACTACAAGGAGCTGGTTGTTGCCGTACTCACAAACGCTCGTTGAAAGAAAGGAAAATACCATGAAGCTGAATGAATACCTCGCTAAAAATGCCGTCAAGCTGATGATTAAGGGCTCTGGAGAAAAGAATCCTACGCGCCAGACCAATGACCTCGGCATGTACGATTATGTTGAGAACCTTGAAAGCGTCCTCGGCAAAATGGTCTGGATTTGCGATTATCGCGCAAATGCGGACCCGACCAAAAAGCCGTTCGTAACATCAAACCTACCCCGGTTGTTGTAACGGACGCAAAAGAAACGAGCAAAACCATCTATTATTCTCCGGTCTATTTTCGGCCGGTAAATCGGGGTAAGATTTCTTCAACCGTCATTGCCCCATTGGACAACACCGGGTATCGCTGCAACTCTGGTACTTCCGTCAACATCTTCTACACGAAAGAAGAGTGCGTGAAGTGCTATCGGGAGCAGGTTCGACAGGCAGACGAGATTTATGAGAAAGAGAAGGCTCGCATCATCAAAGAGTTCGACGCTCGCATGCAGATTCTCAATGATTCTCTCACGCCGTTCAACGATGTCCCGCAGAGCGACTACACCGTTGTTGCAAAAATGGATGTTACGAACGATTCTCTCGGATACAATGAGAAAAATCGGCATTTTTATCTCGAGGCGACCCGAACCATGATTCCGACTCGCTATACCATCGAAATGCTCAAGATGCAGGCACTGATTGGCCTGGTGGATGAACTCCGTGCAAACACCACCTGGCAAAAGGGCGTTCCTTTCCGTATCCTTATCAGAACAACAGTTTTCGTGGATGGTATTGAAGATGTCAGCCAGGCCACAACGGAATCTCAAACCATTACCCTTTGATGAACTATGAAGAGCGCACGCCCCGTCTATAGCCGTAAGGCTTAGGTGGGGAGGTTCACAAAAAAACAAAACAATACATATGTGAGGTAAAATGTTATGTCTAACAACATGTCTATTTCTTCCATCAAGGAACATTATAATAATCTCTGCACCAAAGCCAAAGAATGGAGTGCCGCCTACTATGAGCAGGATGCTCCGGTTGTAACGGATGAGGAATACGATTCCGTGATGCACGAGATTCGTGATATCGAAGCGGCACATCCTGAGTTCGTGACCGCTGACAGCCCTACACAGGTTGTTGGCGGCAAGCGTGTTCTCGGTATTCCGGTTGAACACCGTGTACCGATGCTTTCTCTGCTTGATGTGTTTTCCGATGATGAGGTCCGCAGCTTTGTGGATTCGGTGAAAGCTGAATACTCCGATGTAACCTTCTCTGTGGAGCGCAAAATCGACGGTCTGAGCTTGTCTCTTGTCTACGAACGTTCTGACGATGGTCTTGCCTATCTGACCCAGGCTTCGACGCGTGGTGACGGCCGTGTCGGTGAGGATGTGACCGCCAATGTCGCAGCCCTCACTTGCCTGCCTCGCAGCATCGAGCTGCCCAAGGGTATCGGCAAAATCGAACTCCGTGGCGAGTGCTATATGTCGGAAAAGGACTTTGAAGCAGCCAATGCAAAGCAGGCGGAAGCAGGGAAGAAGCTCTTTGCGAATCCCCGCAACTGCGCTGCTGGCTCTCTGCGTCAGGCTGACCCGTCTATTGCACGGGAACGCAATCTGCAGGTGTTCGTTTTCAATGTTCAGAGCGTCAACAATGGTGATGCAGCACAGTTCAGCCCGTATCATTGTGACCAGCTGAACTATCTGCGTGACATCTGCGGTTTTAAGACCACCTATTACGCTCATTGCAATGACATTGATAGCATCTTGGCAGCCATTCACGACATTGAGAAAAAACGCTATGATATCGATTACCCGATTGACGGCGCAGTCATCAAAGTCGATGAACTGAGCATTCGCCAGAAGATGGGCGAGCGCACCAAAACCCCGAAATGGGCTATTGCATACAAGTATCCCGCAGAGGAAAAGGGAACTGTCTTGCGCAACATCCAGCTGCAGACGGGTCGTACCGGCCGCGTCACTCCTGTTGCTGTCTTTGACCCTATCCAACTTGCTGGTACTCGTGTGGAGCGTGCAACGCTCAACAACGCCAACTTCATCAAGACTTTGGATATCCGTATCGGTGACACGATTGTCCTGCACAAGTCCGGCGACATCATCCCGAAAATCACAATGGTGGAGTTGGAAAAGCGTCCTGCAGACGCTGTACCTTATGACATGGCGAAGCAGGTCTGCCCCGTTTGCGGTGCGCCTATCGCACCGGTCAACGGTTCTGTGGACCTCTACTGCACCAATGACGCTTGCCCGGCAAAGACTGTGAATCGCGTTATCCACTTTGCCTCGAAGCCCTGCATGGACATCAAGGGACTTGGCCCTCAGATGATTCAGGACTTGGTTGACAGCCGGTTCATTGAGAACCCCGTTGACCTGTACTGGCTCTATGAGGAGGAAGGTGAACTGACCAACATGTATGGCGCGAAGATTGCCAAGAAGGTTCTTGCTGCCATCGAAAAGTCCAAGGAGCAGAATGCCGACCGCGTCCTCAAGGGCCTTGGCTACCGTCTCATCGGCGGTCATGTTGCTCGTGCGCTGTTTACTCAATGCAAGGCTACGAACGGCAACCTTCTGACACTGTCCACGCTCAATGTAGATACCATCAAGGAGTACAACATTCCCGGCTTTTCTGATGCTATCTATGCTGCGCTCGATGCGATGCTTTCCAGCGCTGAATTTACGCAGGAAGTCAATACCTTGCATGATGCCGGTGTCAATCTTGACTACCATGCTCCGGCAGGTGCCAATGATGAGTCTGCACCGCTCGCTGGCAAGACATTCGTTATTACCGGTACACTGCCTTCCATGAGCCGCGATGAAGCCAAGACTTATATCGAAGCGCATGGCGGCAAAGTCTCCGGAAGTGTCTCCAAGAAGACGAGCTATCTCGTTGCCGGTGAAGCTGCCGGTTCCAAGCTGGATAAGGCAAATTCGCTGGGCGTGCCCGTTCTGAGTGAGGACGACCTCAAGGCCATGTGCCAGTAAGGAGGTCTTGTGGTATGTATGACTTCGACCGCATCGTAAAAGCTGCGGAGTCCTGTGACTTTCACGACGCATTTGCCTCTGACATCAAACGCTGTGAAAATGCTCTTGGCATGGGTGGCCTCATGGCAATCAATGCTGAATGTTGGCTTGATGTCTTGAGCGCCATGCCGGACGCTGAAATCGCAGAGTATGTCCACACTAAGTATAAGCCCGGTCTCTTGAATCCGTTTAAGGGAACGTCCTTGTACATCAAATCTTAACCTCTTGCCGCTTGCCCTTCACAGGGTGAGCGGCTTTTGCTAATATGTGCGAATCGCGTACACTAAAATAATAGAAAGAAGGTATCAATAATGAAATCACATGAAGCTCCTGTTACCGAAAGCATGCAACAATGTATCGACTATATCAAGCAGAATGAAGATGAAATCGCAGAATATGTGAATTCGCTTTTTCTTGCTCAGAAGGATGTAATTAGAGAGCAAATTTTGGAGAGTTTGGCAGCAATGCTGAACCCCATTCCCACTCATTATGAATGGCGCAGCAATGATTGCCCGTATGATTATTCTGGTGAATTGTACGAAGATGGAAAGGTATCTTTGGAGCAGACTGTTAGTGAATTTCTCGAGAGCGAATATACTGGTGCAAGCCGCGCAACCTATGTATCTCACTATGGTCTATCATATAACACATATGGTGATAGCCTCTCGGACGACACCCTTGAGATTGGCTGCTCCATTATGACCGATGGAATTAAAGATTTCATACAGAGGAATGCAGGGATTCCGTGTGAACGATTCTCCCGTGAAGAATTTTTCGACATCAAAACCGAATGTAACGAATTTGACCCGATATACGACGAATGCCGCGCCAGCGATTTCTTTTGGGCTACTGCCGCTGTAGAATTTGCAGGCATTGACAAAATGACTTTGAAAGAAGTTCTCGCCGCAGTATAAATTGTCACGAAAGCCGTTCGCCGTTTGGTGGACGGCTTTTTCTTTTTGACATTTTTTGCGATTTCCCGATAATAGTGGAAACACCCAAAACAACGTGGAAACGTGACGATGCCTTGGCTAGTATCACCTCAAACTATACGGTAAAAGCTAATCTTACTTCCGGTGATTGGAGCGGCACGGTGTCTTTTGCCTGCACCATTTCAGGAAACTAAATATCCGGTCTTCTAAATTGTACGATGTGTCGTATATATTATTTTCGTAAAAACTTGGTATTTTGGGTTGACGGCACGTGCGATACCCATAGAATAGATAATGTAACAGAGATATCATTGATTTGCCATAGTTCATATACCTCCTGGAAGAAGGACAGATGCCCATATTGGGTTTCTGTCCTTTTTCTTTTTGAGGATTCCCGCAGATTTTCTGCGTTTAATATAGATTCATCCCACGGAATGTGGACTTCTGACAGCCGAAGGAAAGGCTGATTATATAGAATTGCTATGCTAATCAACATAGCACGCGTACACAGCGTCAATGTGTTTATATAAATGTTCCTGCACGCGAACGCCGCGTTAAGAGCGTATTTATATATACCGTATAACAATTACAAACCTTCAAGGAGGACTTTACCATGATTCGAAACATAATTTAGCGAGTAGACGCCATCATCAGCAGCCACGAAGCCAAAGCTAAGCAATATGCAGTTAGCTATGGTTCATTCGTTCACGGTCTAATTAAGACCTAGCTGAGCAAAGATGGTGTGATACTCGCGCTCCTGCTGGAGCAAGTGAAACTGACCGATGCCGCGAAATTTCTGCTGCTTTTGGCAGTAGTATCAATCGCTGGCGCATTTCTTGTCAAGAAAGTCTTCAAAAATTACAGCCACATCAAAGGATTGGCCGAAGACTTTCTGAAATCAGCTGACGTTTTCGGAGCTGTCAAAGAAGCGATTTCTGATATCGCCAGCGGCTCCTGCAAAACAAACAACAAAAAAGAATAATAACATCCCCGATATATGGGGCTCACATTGCTGTGGAGATAAATTCGAGAGCAGCACGGCAGCCCCACGTTACGGGGTTATATTATGGCTAAGAAGAATAACAACGTCACTTTCAACGTCGGCATCACCAACCATTACTTTGACGCTATTTCGCGCCAGAAGTTACCCATGAGCGATGCCGCTTGTGAGCCGGTTGATAATGCCATCTCTAATTGCAAAGATGCCATTAACATCTTGGTCGCGATTGTGAAAGGCCATGCCAAAAACCTAATCGGTGTGGTTATTGCCGACTGGGGCAATGGTATGTCTAAGGAAAAGCTGCCGGAAAACCTACAGTTTGGCAACGGCCACAGCAATGAGGGCCCGCTGTGCATCCATGGCGTTGGCCTGAATAATTTCATTTTGGTTGCCACCCGCAACAAGTATCCCTGGTTCATCGCTTCCAAGCAGCCTGGAGAGGACAGCTATCACCGCGTTGACGGCCCGTTCGCCACGACCATGACGATGTCCGAGCAGGAAGAGATTCCTATGGCAGATGTCGTTATGCGTGAGCAGTTTAAGGCTCTTGGCGCTCCTTCTACCATCATCTATGTGGAGATGGACAAGGCTACCGCCAGCACCATGCTGACCAAGAACGGCAGCTGCGCTGAGAGCCGGGTCACCAGCCTGAACGTGCTGCGTACCTGCCTGGCTGAGCACTTTGGTGTCAAGTACCGCAATTACTTGGCACCTGACGCTACCGGCGTTGCTCCCGCCCGTATCCTGATTCCTGATTTCCATATGGCGAATGGCAAGACGTGCGATGTGCTCGTCAAGCCTATTTTCCAGCCGTATAAGGAGAAGCAGAAGGAAAAGAACTTCACTGTTGACTATGATGGGTACGAGATTCCTGTCAAGGTTGAGTGTGGTCAGCTGGATACGGATGCGACCAAAGGTGTTGTTACTGGTGGCTATGACTTGAAGCATTTCTACCAGAACAACATGCTTACGCAGGGCTTGGATATCCAGCTCGGCGAGCGTGTTATCGCCACCGCTCAGTTTGATACCATCTGGGACAAGGCTCGTCACCCGGCCTTCAACGCTTTCACCGGCGTTGTTGCTGTTGATATTTCCGGTCTGCCGCGTGGGTTCTTGAATACCCTTGCCAACAAGTCGGATATCGACCTGAGCGACAAGGGATGGCGTAAAATTTTCGACGCTATTGCCGAAAATGTGAAGCCTCTCGAAAGCGAGCCTCTCACTCTTGAGAAATATGCGCAGGATTTTGCAAATCGGCTGGTTGCAGACACCGGGAATGAAGTTGAACTCCAGTTCCCTCTGTACGCAAACCGGACTCGTATCGACGTTCTGGAACATATCGACGAGTCCCACTGCAAGATTTATGACTTCATGAGCGGCGTTGCTACTTTGAAGTCTGTAACCGAGCTGCGGACTCATTGGGATGGCATGGTTGCACAGGGCATTCAGCCTGTTTCGGCTGTGATGTTCTGCAATAAGCGCGGTCCTATGCTCAAACATACCTGCGACGAGATGAACACTCTCGTGCAGGCTATGAATGACGAGGACTTCTACATGACCCTCGAAGCTGCTGGTGGTAATGCATCTAAGATGCCGCACTACAACTTCGATGTTATTCTTGACCAGAATATCCCCGTGAAGAAATAACATCACTTGCCGTCATCCGAAAGGGTGGCGGCATTTTTTGTTGAGCTATTGCTTAAACATCAAGATTCCTCATGTGGGGTGTAGCGTTTTGTACCGATATATGCTATAATTGGCACAAAAAGGAGGAACCGACATGGCAGAAAATAATAACAACGGTGGCAAAAACACTAATATCATCACCAAAATTAACGATACCATTTCCAAAGTCCTGGGCGATTTCCCGCCCGTTGTTCAGACAATCGCAAAAATCGTTGTCTTCGGTGGGCTCATCCTGCTTATCGCCAAAGCCATCGGCTATATTTTCCCGGTTATTGTGAACGTTCTTTTCAACCTCTTAGTCAAAATCGTTGGCTTCTGCATTCTGGCAGCCTTTCTTTACGGCTGCTGGTACGAGGTAAAACTGCAAATGACTCGCGATGAAAACTCCTTCCTGCTGAATGAACGACTCAAGTATCAGAAAAAAGAGTATGAGGAGCGCGAACGCAGGAGACAAGAGAGAGACAACAGACGCTAAAATACTACAACACACAAGCTGTCCAGCTTCGGCTGGGCAGCTTTTTTTGTTTTCCTATTGCAGGTTCTTGCGAATTGCATACCATGAAATTTGTAGAAAGGAGTTTCTCATGAAAACACTCGAATCGATTTTCAGTAGAACTGCACAGTTTGGCTTGCTCATTTATCTGACCGGCTGCTTTGGCCTGTTGATTGTTTTAGGCGTTGCAGTCGCAAAATGGCTCAAGCTCATCGACGTAATTCAATATATTGCCTTTGCTTTTGGACTTGGACTCCTCACTTTGCTTATCGGCGTGGTGGGTCTCTCACTCCTCGGCATTAGGCAAAACCGCAAACATAAGGAGGCAAAACGCGCATGAGTAAAAAGATTATCAATATCACCGCAGCTGCCATGGCACTCGCCGTGACACTTTCCGGCTGCGCCACAGCTGTGGTTCAGGAACGGAAAGACCAGGCAGCCGCAGCAGCAAGCGCAGAAGCAGCACAGGCTGCCGCAACAGCAACACCGGAACCGACAGCAGAGCCGACCCCGGAACCCATCAATGCCTGGTCTTTGTTGTCGAATCTCCCGGATTTCACGCCCGGCACGCTGGACAATCCTGACACTACCTGGCCGGACGGTATTCCGATGGGGCAGAGTCCTTTGTCTTACGATGACGGCAGCAAGTTCTATTCGCTGCGCAGCGTTGATACCGGCAAGACACTGGATATCACGGACGTTGCATTACAGGATGTACGGGATTTGCCTGTAAAGGGATATCTGAAATTGAACGAACTTGAAAACGGTGATACAGTCATTGGTGAAATCAATGCAGAATCCACAGGCGAAGGCGTAGAAAAGGAAATCAGTGATTTTTCCATTCACACTGCCAGCAAGGATGACGGCTGTGACTATTATCCGATTGGATATAACGGCGGTTCACTGACCTTGATGCTGGACGGTCGTGCAGCCAATGATGATGGCATCAATATCGGCGATGCGTTCCTTGACGGCCTCTATTATTCGTCTGTCACTCCGGACAAATTCGACGGCTATCCGACCGACGGAGAGCCAGAGGAACAGTTCAACTTCCTGTATGGTTTGTTTGGCAATCCGTCCGGTCTCTACTGGACAAACAACGATTCTGTCGCTTTCAATTCCAGCAAGCAGTATCGTACCTTTGAAGATTTCCGAGATGCAGATTATGATGTTGAAATTGGCGGCAAGAACTTCTATCTGGTTTGGAACTATGACGGGTATAGTGTTGTTGCGGCGTGCAACGATACCTTTGACAGCGCTAATGTGAAGGGCACTACGATTCAGGATATCTACTTGTTCCCGAACATGACAGAAACCAAGTACCTAGTCGAAAATTCCGGCAGCCTGATTAGCGGTTATCTGGGTTATGGTGAAGTTCCCGTCATCTTGACTGGTACATACGCATCAGTCAACAGTGATTCGACTGTCGAACAGGATACAAGCGCAGAAGAAAACACCGACGCTGAATCTGGTGACAATTCCACGGCGGACGAAAACGCTGAGTCCAGTTCCGATGATAACAGCAACAGTTCGGAAAATTCCGATTCTTAATTCTAAAAAATAGTTATTGCGTATTCGTGCGAAACGCATACAATAAAAATTGTATGATAGATAACAGCACACATACGCTATAATTTCACAATTCTGAGAAGCAGACTATCCGTTTGGAGGTCTGCTTTTTTTGTTGGAATTTTGCGGTGCTTTGCTGACGTTTATCGTAACTAAACACTACAAGGAGAAAGAAAAATGACCGTAACAAACACTGTAACAGAAACAGAACACTTAACTCCCCTGCGTTCCGCTGTAGAGCACATCAACTGGAATACTTTGTACCAGCAGAAAATGGCTCTCGAAGAAGTTTCTGACATGCTCTATGCCAAGAGAAAAGAGGATGACACGTTTGGCAAGGCTTCCGCCTGGCTCGAAAGCGTCATTGCACTCATGGAACGCTTGGGGGATGCAGCAGAAGAGGAAGGAAAGTTTAATTATCCCGAGCGGGACGAAAACGATGAACATCTGGATAACAGGTTCAATCATGTGTTGAATCAGTACCCGGATGTGGATATCTGACCAGTTCATATCAGGAGGACAATGATGCGGATTAACAGCAGTTGTGTGCTTCACAGCACCACGAGTCTCAACGCAAGAGTTCTTCCGCTCATTGGACGGGTCGGAACTCTTGAGCTGTCAAGTGGGCAGCCACTCGTATTCAAAACAACAACACCAAAACAACAAGACGTCCTGCGTACCAGCACAGTAAAAGCTATTGGCTTTGCAGGAAGCAGAATTTTTGTCAAAACCGAAAGAGGAACCCAATACACATTTGAATTTCAGTAACAACCAAGCGACCACTAATCTCATTTTTTTTATAGATTGGCGGCCGCTATTTTTTTATCAATTTGAAAGGAAGTTTTTATCATGAATTTCATCAATGCCGCCACCAAGAAAGAACGCACCCATGTAGAAGAAATTATCAAGTCTCAGCCTGTTATGCCTCATGAAGGCATAACTGCCACTGAGATTGGTATTTGCGGCAAGCAGAATCTTTTCATGGACGTTTATCGCCCGGATAACGATGCCGAAAAGCATCCGATTATCATCGATATCCACGGCGGCGGCTTGATTGCTGGCCGGAAAGAACAGAATCAAAACCTGGCAACCTGGTTTGCCAAAGAAGGGTATCTCACCTTTGTGCCGGATTACCGTCTGGTCCCTGAAACCAACATCTTTGGCCAAATCACTGATGTCATCAATGCGTTTGCTACTGTAGCTGAACGTGCTGAAGATTTCGTTGGTGACTTGAATCAGGTCTTTGTAGTTGCCGACTGTGCTGGCGCATTCCTTGCCTGCATGGCAAGCTCTATTCTCCGCTATCCTGTCAAGATGCAGCCGGTAGAGGACGAGCTGGAAGAGAACGTACCCGAGGCAGCCAAGAAGCTCGTCATCAACGCGATGGGCCTGCAGAGCGGTATGTATTACATCTACAAGGGCCAGGTAGGTTTGCTTCAGAACTACTATATGTCTAAGGGCTGGAAGAATCACAGTTATGCCGAGTTCATCAAGCCTGAAACCTATTCCAAACTCATCCCCCCGTGCTATATCTGCACCGGGAAAAAAGACTTTCTCAAGAAACAGACTTTTGGGTTTAAGAAATGCCTCGAAAACGAGCGCGTTCACCACGACTACGGGTTTGTTTCCAAGAGAGAAACGGTCCATGCTTTTGCAGCGCTCTATCCTGAGACTGAATCTGCAGTCGGTGTGAACCGCGAGATGATTCGATTCTTTGACACCTTCAAAAAATAACAAGGAGCATATTTTATGACTCACAACGAAATGGTTCATGGTCTTTGCACGCAGGAAACTATTACCGTACAGGACTTTGCTGAACTGATACGATTCACGCTCGATGCCAATGAAGAAGTCATCTACGACGGATGGATTAACGTCTACGTCCCTATCTGGTTCGATGCAGACAAAGCATTTGGCCTTGATTTGAACTCAGAAGAAAATGCAGATTGGATTAACATGTACATTGACTGGCATGCGGACGATACCATTCGTACATACATTTCCTACTGCAACAATTCCACCGATGACCCCGACTTCAATCTCGAAATCATCATGAGCCCTCACCACCGGGAATTGTTCAATGCGTATTTCAAAGAACAGTTTAAGGCGGTTTATCACATGAGTGTCGAAGAAGCGTGGGCTAAATTCGGCACCGAATAATATAGTGAGGAGATATATCATGGCACGTAAAGAAATCAAAATTTTCATGGACGCCAAGGAAGCTGCCAGTTTCCTGAAAACTATCGATTGGTCCTGGCTGTTCGGCTTTCTCAGTGAGCGCTATAACGTTTCGCTCAGCCCTCACAAAGAGCTGAAAGACAACGGCGCAGCAATCATCAAGGTCGAATGGCCTGATGAACTGATTGAAAAGTGCGGAATGATGGCTGATGTCTTCTCGTCAGTCAAGCTCGTCACGTTCGATTCGTATTTCAAGGAAATCGTGGAATACGATGAAGATAAGTTCAATGAAGAACGTGAAGCATGGCTTACCAATCCGACAAAGACGTTCAGCTATCTCGATTGCGATGGCGTCGTCAAGGAACGGACTCTTGCGCTGAACATCTCCCTTCGCTATACGCTGTATGACGGAGGCTACAATTTCGCAACGCTGCTCTATGCGGTTTATTCCGATGTGAACGGCTGGACTATCCAAATGGAAAAGGAGTAATGGCAATGGTTGAAATGGCATTTAAGGTAAATCCCGGCACCACTTTCTACAAGAATTATTTCGCGACAAAGGAGGAAAAAGCGCATTTCATTGAAATTGCAAAGCAGTTCTTCGACAAATATTTCCCTGATGAGAAGCTCTCGTATGTTTTAAATGACCGACTGACTGTTGATTTGAAGCCGGAGCTGCTCGCCAAATACGAATCTCAGGTCATGAAACGCCGTGACCCTCACGGTTTTGTCATCTTCAAACAGCGTTCGCCCATGAACTGCCTGTGGGAAGATGAGGTCTGTAAGAACGTGAACGGCAAGAAATTCCTTGCCAACCAGTTCTGGTGGGCCAACTTCAACGGTTTTGGCCGCATCACTACGGAGCTGTGGGATGATGAGCAGGGAAATATCTACGGATATTATTCCTGCGAATATGCAACTCGCAGCACCAAGGTTCCAGACACCGTTACGCAGATTAAGCTGAGTGAATATCACGCGGCTTACGAAGCATACACGGAAGCCAAAAAAGCAACTGCTGACGCCGCTGCTACAGCTTGACGCTGCTTGCGATGCCGGTAAAATTGTGAATGTACGATAGATAGCATCTGCGCATTTCAGCGCTCGTACAATTCACAAACTGATACAACTAGGCAGACTCATCACCACGATGGGCCTGCCTTTTTTGTTTACAGAAAAAGGAGAAAAAATATGAACACAAAACGAATCAAAGAATTGGCTGCACTGACCGATGGAGAACTCGCAAGGAAACTTCTCATTCAGGAGTTTGGCAATGACTCTGAAACCCATTGGGGAAACAACGCACACGATGAACGTGTGATGGTTACTATCAGCCCAGACGGAATCGCTCAAAGGACCTGGGAAGCCGACCATTGGGTTCGCCTTGACGAATTCGACAAAGACGGTTTCTATGCCCGTGAGATTTACGAGGGAAAATGGGTCGATGAGCCATTGCCCAAAAACGTCATTGCACGAAATGTCACAATTGCTGCACCGAAACCTATTCAGCAGGAATCCAAAGACACTGAAATTCTTCGAGCGGCACAAGTCCTGTGCAAGCAGCTGACCGGAGATGACACCTTTGGATGGAATCCTGAGCTTCTTGCACAGATTGCGGATTGCACGGCAGCTTTGCTTGCCACCAACGGAATCAGCTCTCATTTTCCGAGCGCCAATACTGAACCCATCTGCTCTTGGGAAAAGCCGGTCGTCGAATATCAGCGTCCGGATTACGCCCTGGAGTATGGTACTAACTACTAAAACGAGGAGGATATCATGGCAAAAAACTATTTTGGTGTCGTTCTGACCACCAAGGAACACGATAAATATCGTCTTGTAGTATACCGCTACAAGGACCCTGGCATCCTTAATACCTGCCCGATGCGTCAGCTGCTTCGGGCCATTCACAAATTCCAGCAGGAATACACTGAAATTCACCGCGAACATTGCAGCCGTATCCCGCCTCGCAAGTGGTACGAGCTTGGCAGAGTAATGCCGAGTATCGTTCTGCGGAAATACGGCCTGGAAAAGCATTACGAGATGTCATTTGAGCCGAGTCGCGTGCCTCCAGCTTCTGCACTGAAACTCATCCCTGGTGCGACCGCTTCTAACTGGAAGCAGTACATCTGGTACGTTGATGGTGATGTGACGATGCTTGGCTAAAGACCATTGCACATTCGTGCGAGACTCATACAATTAGAATTGTACGATAGATACCAGCAATCGAAAAGGTGCTTTGCCTTTCGTACAATTCACATTTCGCTTGAAGGCGGACTTCCAATATCTGGAGGTCCGCCTTTTTGCGTACTTACAAAAAAAGGAGTGTAAATTATGTTTATCATCACAAAAACTTTTACCGATGACGAGGGCCATCTTTTCACAAAGGTAAATCCAAAGCAGTATTCCACTCCCGGAGAAGCATACGATGCTATGCGTGAGGATTACCTCAACGAGCTCAAAAGCCGAGGTCTTGAGGACAACGGTAGTTCCAATGACGATGGCGAATCCTGCCCTGGCGGATACATCATCAGCGATGAGGCTCAAATCTACGATTTTGCCCAATACACCCCGTATGAACAGCTTCTTCCTGCTGTTTTGTTCGGAGTCCATCGGATTGGTTAAGGAGAATCGCAATGGCTAAGAAAAGTGCAAGAAAAGAAATCACAAAAATCAACCTGAAACAAGCTGCGCTCGAAGGTCTTTCCTACGAGAGAGCCTGTGAAACTGCCAAGCGTGCAGGGAAACCCTCTTATCGCTTCACGGTCGGCGACAAAGTACAGGTTGGTCACCTTCTAAACTGTGTTGTTGATGAGATTCTGGAAGACGGGCACATGTACCTTATCCGCAGCGGTCCAAACAGCGACAACTATTCCTGTTGTGCTTGGACGAACGTTCGCCCGCTGGATGATGACAAAGACACGCAGTTTGCAAAGCGTGACTCTGTGCTGTCCCGTATGCATTACTCGGACCGCAACGTGTACTCCCTTCTCAATTATCACTACCTGTTCGGCGTTGACTTCAATCCCGATTATCAGCGTGGTTCTGTTTGGGATGAGGAGGACAGGGAAAAGCTGCTGGACAGCATCTTCGCAGGACGCGAAATTGGTCGTTTCGTCTTCAAGCAGTTGCCATTTATTCGCGCAAACGACGATGGCAACTACTACGAAATCGTTGATGGCAAGCAGCGTATGTTGACCTTGCTTGCTTTTTACGAAAACCGATTCCCGTACAAAGGTGTATTTTACAACGACCTTTCCGTTCTGGATAAAAACTGGTTCATGGATGCTTCCATTGGTGTTGCTGAACTTGACCAGAATGCGACCCGTGCGGAAGTTCTGGAAGTTTTCCTCGCTCTGAACGAAGGCGGTAAGCCTGTTGCAAAGGAAGTTCTCGACCATGCACGCGAACTGCTAAACGAAGAGAAGGGAGAAGGATTATGATTCCTATGTTCAAGCAAAATGTCGGTATGACGAAAATTTATGCAAAAGGAATCGCAGAACTCTTTCTTATTCGCTGCAATCCCTATCATTGGGACGGTAGCGGGGAAGTGCCTGACAACATCAGTTTCGATGTGTACAAGCGCAAAATCGATGAAACATACGATGGCTGCACACTCGAAATTCAGCTTTGCAAACCTGATGGTTGTCTTTGCTATGCGGCTTCTGTTCACCTGTATGAAGGCGGATTCTGGACAGGGCACGGCATTGGCTGTTTCGACAAGACTGCGATTTGCAACGACCCTAGTTCTGTCGATGCCTTGACAAGCGCCATCATGCGAGTGTGCATGACATACGAAAACCTCACAAATTTCCGCAAGGTTTTTGTCAAGTATCTTACCATCAGTCAACAGCGGATGAACGAAATTAAAAAGTATACCGATGACGGCAAAGAGCAGGATGAAATCGAGTTTGAGTCCGTTATCTTTGCCGATAGCATGCACATGGATGTCCGCTGCATCCCACGTCACAACGGGCCTTCCTGGTGTGAAGCTGCTATTTATCGTGAGGATGAAGATATCGTCACATCTGAGCCTAGCAATTCGTTTTACAATCACTGGGTTTGCCAGACAGCAAACGCTACCTACCATCTTTATATAGGTATTGCTGACGAATGAAACTTGACGTGCCTTGCGAACAGCATATCATAGAAATTGTACGATAGATACCAGCAATCGAAAGGGCGTTTTGCCTTTCGTACAATTCACAATTTCGCATGAAGAGCGGACTTCCCACATTGGGAGGTCCGCTTTTTTTTGCGTTATAACAGCAAAAAGGAGTGTATTTTTATGAAACTGACAATCACAGGCCAAATCGATGGCAAATCCGTGCCAATTACTATCCCGATTGAGAAGGTTATCGAGGCTTTCTGGCCCTACGCCACCAAACCTTCTGCTCTCTCTGTTTCCACTGAGCTTGACGCAGACGGCATCAGTGCTAACTTTATGCTCGGCCAGGAAACGAAGGATTCTTATCCCGGTATCTGGCTCACCAGCAAAAACAGCAATACCGGTCGTGCAGGTTTCTGGTTCTGTTTGGAGCTGCCGAACGAAACCAACGACATGGTAAAAGGCTATCTGTACGCTGGCGATGATGAAACAGAGACGGACCAACCTCTAGCTGTTATCGCTGATGGCGTTCGCAATGAGGACGACGAGTCGAAGCGCGTGCTTTGGGTGGATGAGTCGTTGACTCACGTTGAACCTCTAACCGACAACTATCTGAAACGCCAAGGCGCTGCCACCGAAAAGCAACTCGATGAGTACGACGCTTAAACTGATACCATAAATTTCCCCACCTAACCAAAAATAACAAATAAGGAGAGTAAAACTATGTATCTCGAAACTATTGATGAAAAAGCGTTCCGCTCTTTTCTTTCTAATCCTGCTATTTCCGTTCTGGACGGTAACGTTCTGGATAAGCACCACAACTCGAATTTCTACCGTTTTGTCCGCGTTCCTCTTTCCGATGGCGAGCATAGTGTCGAGGCATTATTTGGGCAAATGTGCAGTAACTATCCCACCAGCATGAGCAAAAACCATTTTTATGAACAGCATAACCTTGAGTTTATGGCTTATGTTGTGGACCACGAAAAGACCTATGCTGAAAGCTATGAGTTCCTGCGATTGTTTGATGTCACCTCTGCTTACACTGGTCCCCATTCCGCAATGGGTGAGATGACGAAAACGCTGTGGGATTATCTGGAGCAGAAAACAGTTCTCGACCCTGACTATCTGAACACGCCCGAATTGCAGAACGAGGCTTATGAAAACGCTGTCAAACAGTATGTCCTGCAAAAGAAAGACACCGCATTTGAAGAAAGCCTTCGTAAATTTCTTGAGCACATTGATGACACCGCGACCATCGAGTTCTTTGCTAATCCTACCGGATGGGCGGAAAGGGTAGTCAATGTCCTCGATAAGAATCTCACTTCTCGCGATGGCACACCTTTCAGCGAAAGCATCGGGAAAAAATTCGTTGCCGTCCAACGTCTTACCCAATCAAGGATGCTGGAGTTCCAGTCCAAGCCACATTGTTGGGAAAGTGAGTGCCGTAGTTTGTTTGCTGCGACTGCAAAAGCAAAAAAAATTCGGCTCGTTATTGAAGCCAATGGAAAAGAAATGCAGGTGCAATATCCTGTTTCCAACCTGATTACTTTTGAAATGATTAAGAATAAGGTCATTTCTGCATGGGCTATTGCACCGCGCAAGCTCAGCGATGAGGTGAAAGAATTTCTTGCGGAGAACTGCGCTGGCTACAGTAAATACTGGTCTGATATTCCCATGAAGACTGTCTCTCGCATTGAAAGTGGTCGCAAGGTTCTTTGGAAGAATCCTTGCTTTGAGGGAGACAGAAAATAATGATAGCCGTCAGAACAAATTGTGCCGACACTTGATTTATTTCACCAGAGTCCCGCAGAAATGCGGGGCTCTTTTTTATTGCCAAAATATGCGATTCAGCTAAAATGAAAATTGTACGATAGATACCATCTACTTGGCGCGTTTTTTTTGCGTTCGTACAATTCACAATTCTGCAAGCAAAGAGCAGACTCACCGTCTTGGTGGGCCTGCTTTTTTTTGTTTGCACATCTAAAAAGGAGGAAAATTATGAGTCCTACAAATGATATGAAGGCACGTTTATTCGTCGATATGGATGGCACTCTCGCCGTCTGGAAGCAGGCGGCCTGCTTTGAGGACCTGCTTCAGCCGGGGTATTTCAGAGATTTGCCGCCCTATCAGACGGTTTTGGACGCCGTGAAGATTCTTTGCAACACAAAACCAGAACTTGATGTGTATGCACTTTCCGCCTATATGCCGGAAAACCCATATGCAGTTCATGAAAAGAACGCCTGGCTCGACGCTTATCTTCCGGAAATTGATTCCGAACACCGCATCTTCGTTGCGTGCGGCAGCAGCAAAGCCAGAGCTGCAGCAAACCGCCTGAAAACGCCGTGCATCGACAGCTCTTTTGTGTTGCTGGACGATTACTCGGTGAACCTGCATGAATGGAAAGCCAATCGTGGCAGCTGCATTAAGCTCCGCAACGGCATCAACGGCAACGGCGGGACCTGGAAAGGTGAATCTGTCACTCGATTCGATACCGCCGAAAACATCGCAGACCGTATTTGGAGTATCATCAAAAAAACAAATGCAATGAGCTAAAGGAGAAATACTATGTTTCCAAATATCAAAATTGTCGAAGCCATCCGCAAAGAATACCCCGCTGGAACGCGGGTTCGGCTTGTCAAAATGGATGACATCCAGGCACCACCTCTTGGTACAGAAGGTACGGTTGTTGGTGTCGATGATACCGGCAGCCTCCTGATGCACTGGGACAATGGTTCACATTTGAACATTGTTTATGGTTCGGATGAGGTTGAGAAAGTCTGACAAGCAGACTTGCTCAAACGTGCGATTCCACTAAAATTGAAATTGTACGATAGATAACAGCCCTATGGCCGAAATGCGTACAATTTACAATTCTGCAAGACAATCAGCAGACTCACCATCTCGGTGGGCCTGCTTTTTGCTTTCAAACAATAAAAGGAGAAATAATTATGTATTGCATTCAGTATGACGAAATCTGCAAAAAGCACAATTTTGAGCTGAAACACGATGCCCTTGGTGAACGCGTAACCCTCGAGTACCCAGCCGATTCTGTCCCGAAAGATACCATTCGTCTTTTTCAAAATCATCTTCCTGAGGGAGTATCGGCTATGGCTGAAAAGTACAGCAGCGACCGTTTTGCCATATTCAAGTACAATGCTGCAGCGGCAGCAGGGAACACCATCGGTCTTACTGAGACCCTGGAGAAAAACAAAAAGGTCTCCGCAGCTCTCTCTGATTTGGCGGACGACCTGAAACAGGCAGAGCTGGAAGCCAAGACTTGGGTTTGCACCGACCCTGATACATGCCAGTGGCGACGTCAGGTTGGCGGAACCCGATACGAGCTATACGACATTTTCGAAGCTCCAAATGGCACCTATTTTGTCGTACACGGTGAAGTAGACCCGACCGAGCTTGACCCGGATGACTACGACCAGCTGCTGGAGGCATATTCCGGTTTGCTGGACTCTGCCAACTGTGAAAGCGAACGCTGGGCATTGATTGCTGAGGCGCAGTTTGAGACCGAAGAACTCTCGATGGAGCGCGAACGCTTTTCAACTTTTGAAGGAGCCGAAAGGGCAATTTGGAAAAAGGTTGGGGCTGACGTTTCAGGTGAGAATTCTGCGACCGAAACCCGCCTTGATGCGATTCGGAAACTCGATAAGTTTCATCTTGCCGTCTTTCTGAACGATGTTCACAGCGGTGCAAAAGACTTTCCTTCCAACAACATGAGCTGGTGTGACTGGCTCAATAAGCCTGATGATGGTCATTTGTTGGATGTGAAGACTGCTCGATGAAACAAGTATGCGTTAAAGCTGATGATAGCCAAACCATCACTGCTATATATGAATTTCTGCACGACTTGGATAATGAGTATAGCAATTTTAGTAAATGGTACTATAGTACAGTCGTTCCCGGATTGGCAAGTGAAAATCGGATAATTTATACTGTTCTGGACGATGGGAAAATAGTTGCCGTTCTAATACTAAAAGATTCTGATGAAAAGAAAATTTGTACATTAAGAGTAGCTGAACATTACCGATGCCAAGGGATTGCTACAAAATTGCTAAAAATCGCACATCAGGCATTACAATGTACAAATCCACTCATTACCGTTTCATCAATTCATATCAACGAATTTGAATTTCTGCTAAAGAAAAACGGCTTTACCCTTTATAAAAAATACGAAAACTACTACAAGCAAGGAATTGTAGAATATGCTTTTAACGGCTTATTGCCTGAAAAGCAAAACGATTGCCGCTTGTCGCAAAATGTGGTATAATAGTTAAGAGGTGATACCATGAAAATTTACACTCTGATTGGCGGCGTGAATGGCGCAGGAAAATCCAGCTTAACCGGTTCTTTGCGTTCTGAGCGTAACGATTTCGGCATTGTGGTTGACCCCGACAAACTAACCATTCAGTGTGGCGGTGACGAATACGAAGGCGGCAAACTCGCTGTTGAGCGTATCGAGCGTGCCTTAATGGACGGTGTGAATTTCACACAAGAGACGACGCTTTCCGGTGGATATCCCAAGCGGCTTTGCAAACGTGCAAAAGAAGCTGGATATTATATTCGTCTGTACTATGTCGGTCTTGATACCGCCGAAGAAAGTATTCGACGAATTCGAAACCGTGTAGAGCGTGGGGGGCATGATATTCCCACTAAGGATGTCAACGCCCGTTTTTCTCACCGTTTTGAGGATGTCCTCAAAATTTTGCCATACTGCGATGAAGCTAAGTTTTTCGATAATGACAATGGATTTGTACTTGTTGCAGAATATCGCAACGGGCAGCTTCTTCCTATTGGAACATATCGACCAACTTGGCTCAGTCAACTTCTGAATCAAGCCCAATAACATTTTTGCCGTTCATCTTCGGATGAGCGGCATTTTTTGTTTGCTATACTGTGCGAATGGCATAGAATAGTTATTGTACGATAGATACCATTCTACTAAGGCACGTCTTGCATTCGTACAATTCACAATTCTGCTTTAAGGCGGACTTCCAGATTTTTGGGAGGCCCGCCTTTTTGCGTCAAAAAAGGAGATTTGTATGTTTATTCTCGCAAAATCTTTCACCAACAAAAAAGGGGAAATGTTTCTCAAAATCTTTCCGAGGCAGTACCCATCCATCGAAACAGCTCATGCCGCTATGCAGTCGGACTATCAGGAAGAGCTCAAAAAGCGTCACCTTGACCGAAGCGACGAGGAAGCGATTCTCAGCTCGTATTATATCGACACCACTGAGGCAGCTATATATGAGTGTCAGGATTATGCGCCGAATTGGCTGACTGTCTCGGTTTTGTACGCCATCAACGAGGTCGTATAATGCCACGCATTATATGACACGCCACTATCATATAACAAAAAGGAGACCACAAAATGTTTATCGTGATTAAGAGCGAACACTATGATTGTACGAACCTAATCTGCAAGAAGGACACCCTGGAAGAGGCAGTTGCCGCAGTAAAGGACAGCATGGCACAGCGCATCAACAAGAACTATCATACAGGTCTTACCGGTGCCGATATCACGCACGAGAATGAGGAGCGCTATAGATTCTCTTTCGATTTCGATGAAAACCGCCCTGCTGACAACAGCGAGCCCAGAGTACATGGTTCCTATGACTTCTGGAAAGGAGACGACGAAGAAAGCGTCGAATGGGCTGTTTTTGAGGTCACGACTGACAAACCCTTCTTCCTTCTTTCTTACGAGGAGTACGAGAGCATCGAGCTCACAGGTTTCTACGACACCTTCGACGAGGCATTCGGGGAAATGAAAGAGTTGATTGCAGAAAGCGTCAATGATGTCTTTGACGAGGATGCCACGGCTGATGATGTAGAAGACATGGAAAACTACAATGTCTTCGTACACTCTAACAAAGACAGCCAAGACAACGGTGCGCCGCTCGCTTTCGCAAGCTTCTGCGACGATTATCCCAACCGCGAGTGGTCTGTTCTCCATATCTAAAATATAGCTCTTCGCCGCTCATTCTCGGATGGGCGGCACTTTTTGCTTGCCAGGCTGTGCGAATGGCATAGAATAATAACTGTACGATAGATACCATTCTACCAAGGCGCATCCTGCGTTCGTACAATTCACAATTCTGCTTTAAGGCGGACTTCCCGAATTTGGGAGGTCCGCCTTTTTGCGTTCAAAAAAGGAGTGTATTAGAAAATTATGAAAATTCAAAAAAACAACACAGGCATCCTTATCACCAAAACCGCGAAGCAGCCGAGCGCGAAAATCGAGTTTTCTCTGGATGAGCTCGATGCGCTTTCGGAGTTCTGCGAGAGGTTGCAGGATGAAAAGGATATCAGAGAATACCTCAACACTGCGGTGACTATTCCGGATTCTGCTGAGGTATCGGCTCCCATTGCCGTCAAGTATCTGCACGATGCAGCCCTCTTTGAGCAGCTCATGGACGAAACCAGACGGAATCAGGAAGAGAACCAGAGCAATTTCCTCACTGCCGTCAGCGATGCGGTTTCTTCCATCGAGAAAAGCCGCGATGTCAAAGAATGGCATGGTTTGACGAAGGAGACTGCGGAGCGTTTCGCCCGTGAATTCATGGCAGAACGGAATCCCGGTCGTTGGTCGGGGTTTGGTGAGGTTCCTGAAAGTGTCAGCCTTGACCCCCTCAATTTTCCCATCAATGACATTTATCCCAAAGGCAACAAACCCGCCCTTCGTATGCAGCTTATCAGTGTGACCTATCCCAGCCTTCACAGAGTTTGTGAGTGCAGCATTATTGAGGATGGTGTTGACTTGTGGGCTCGCCGTACGCTGGATTCTATGACTGCCGGAACTGTCGAGGACTTGGTCGAGACTGTTCTGTATGTGGCACGCATGTACGAGAGGAGCAAGTGCTTTGAACGCATCTTTGTAAACCACATCCAGATGGAGAAATCGGTATACGATGCTCTTATCCGCCATCTCAACGACCCTGACAGCATCAACGACGAGTATCGAATCAGTGATGTCGTATTTGCCGCAGACAACACCATTGTTTCCGTCCTTTGGGAAGGAAACAGCAAAGATGGTGTTTCTGGTATGGCAACGCTTGCCGTGAACGGCAAGACGGTATACAAGACAAAGAACACCAAGGTATTCTGCAACCATTGGGTCATCCCATACAACGGTGCCGAATACCATGTTCTTGTCGATGTACTTCCCGAACAAATCATCTTGGAAGAAACTCTGTACATCAGCAAATCGTCCTCCAAGAAACTCGAAAAGTATCTTTGCGGCGAGGAAGTCCAAGGTTTTGGCTCTTCACTGAGCGAGACTGCGAAATTTTCTGACGGGTATTCGATGGATATCCGTTGCTGTGGCGATGAGGATACTTCATGGGCCGAAGCTATCCTGTACGACAATACCGGTGTGCAGGTCGCTATCACCGAAACCTACGAAACCTTCATTGGTTATTGGGAGTTGGATGATGAGACCACCGGCAAGACATATCGTGTCAATGTTGTGACAGTTAAGTGAGGACTACATATAAATACGATGAGCCGTGACAATTTGTACGGTACGCAGGATTTGAAGAAAAAGTTTTCAAACTAAACACCTACAAAAACAAAGGAGAATTTGAAAAGTGAAATATCATAACAATGAATACACCATTGTGACAGAACCACCTCTAGGGTATGAAATTTGGAACATTAAAGATGCTCCAAATGGATGTCTACCGTTTTGCAGATTGAAAATGATGCAGCCTTTTAGCGGAGCAAGGGAAATCGAACCCGATACTTTGAAGGCAATGAAGTGTGATGGCGCACAAGTGATTTTGGATGCTATCGGTTTCGGCCCTCAGACTTCGGATGCAATGCAGAAATATATTGCAAAAAACGGGAAGAAAGAAAACGAAAAGTGGATTTGCGAACGTATGAAAAAAGCTATCCCTTTTATGAAGAAAATTGGTCTTTAAGAAGCTGGTCAAACGCGACAGCAAAGGTCGTATCGACTATTCGTACAGCGATGGGTTTGACGGTTTTCGATATGGTCAGGAGCTTCTGTGATTCTGCGATATCGAGACTGCCGCTCAGCGCCTAGGCATCTGACGCCTATACCACAAACCTGAAACCATTCAGATAAAAAGGAGTGCCATACCATGAGTTACGGTTTTGACATGGGCTTTGCGCAGGCGAACAGTTTGCAGGAAGCCATGGCGATTGCGCTGGAATACACGCAATCGCAAATGACCGAAAAAAATATCAGGCAAGCCATCAGGAATAATCGGTATTATATTCCCTCGGTTCGTACCGGATACATTGCGGATGAGGAGAGCAAAAACTACAAAGCCGATGTACTTGCGGATACCGCTGACCGGTATTGGTTTGAGGCATTGTTTACCTTCCGTTTTCTGTATTGGGAAGAGCACAAGCTGCTCGGTATCATCATGATGCCGCCAGAAAGCGCAAGCGAGAAATGGCCGCTGAGTGTATATTTTCAGAACTCCTGCGACCAGGATTATCCGTTTTTCGAATGGAAGGAAGGCAATATCCCGTTCTTTGCGAACGCCGCCGCAAAAGCCGAAAACTATACGGCGGAAGAAATCCGCGCAAAGTTCGACTACGAAATCGAAGATGAAGACCTCGAATATTATCGGCGCAATACTTGCTACAATGATATTTTTGAGGCACTCGCCCTCGAATCGTGGCTGGACAATCATTGCACGGATGTGCCGTTCGTAACTTTTGCTTTGCAGGGAATTCAGAACGAAGCCGAGCGATACCGGTATCTGCAATGGCTGAAAGCCGAAATCCAATAGCTGGTACTTGCCCCAGTGTGCGAACCGCATAAAACAGTAACTGTACGATAGATACTATCTAAAGCACAATTCGTGTTCGTACAATTCACAATCTGCAAACAGGCGGACTTCCCGAATTTTGGAGGTCCGCTATTTGTTTTACTATGAAAGGAGTTTTTATGAGCAACCCAAAAAGACCAGTTTCTACGGTCGAAGAGTTTATCAAGGTTTTCCATGAGATGAGCGCCCGATACGGTCGCAGCGAACTCTGGTATGACTACATCGACATGCATGCCATTGCACTTGCGAATACCTGTGATTTACGGTGCAGGGATGCAAGAGAGGAACAGTACAATGCCATCGTCCAGAAATACGACGAGAAGACCGTACAGCAGTTTGCGGTGCTTACCGCCATCACAATGGCCGCGCTCTTGGAAAACCCTGAGCAGGATTTTCTTGGCACCGTTTACCATAATCTCGGATTAAGCAAAAGCCAAGCAGGGCAGTTTTTCACGCCGTACAATGTCGGACAGATGATGGCACGCATAAACATGCCGGATTCTCTTGTTCTGGACAAGTCCCGTATCCTGCGGGTAAACGACCCGTGCTGTGGTGCCGGATGCCTGCTTCTGGCGGGGTACAATGTGATGCGCGAGCAGTTGGAATCCACTGACCCGGACTGGGACAAGTATGTTCTGTTTGTGGCACAAGACATTGACCCTCTGGTCTGCAAGATGTGCTACATTCAAATGTGCTGTATTGGCGCTCCTGGAGTTGTCGTAGTTGGCAACTCTCTGTTACCGGACGCAGAACGGACACCGACAGATTTTTGGTTCACGCATAAGTATTTTGCTTTGGACGAGAAAGCTCTCGAAAATACATACCAACAAAAAAAGGAGTAATGACAAATGCATATGGTAACCGAAACCCGCCAGCTCCGCGATGGCGAGAAACTGACTGAATTTTTCAACCGCATCGATTGGAAGCCGCTGTTTGAGTTCGTCCGACGCTATTTCGGTATCGGCGTGGAACAGCCTCCTATAACATGCCTCAAACCCAATGGTCGCATCGAGGTGAATTGGCCGGAGAATCTGCGCGATAAGTGTGGTCTTTTCAGCCATACGTACCGCGAAGTATATCTGCAGACATTCTCGTCCTGCTGCTTCTACGACATCACCTACGACAAGGACATTGTCGATAAGTACCTCGCTCGTCCGGACTTTTATCGTTTGAATATTTCTTTGGAAAACGACTGCAACGGCACTTCTTCGGATGCTTACTTGCAGCTGACATTTTCGCTGAAACACATCGAATTTTCCGGAGGGTACAACTTCGCAAGCCTGTTCAGTGCTGAATACCGTAAAGATACAGGCTGGTTCGTTGTATCCGGAGAAGGCGAAGTCCTCATGGGAGCGAAGAAATAAAAAGTCGCCGCTCATCTTTGGATGGGCGGCATTTTTTACTTGCCAAAATGTGCGAACAGCCTAGAATGGTACTTGTACGATAGATACCATCTACTAAGGTACTATTGGCGTTCGTACAAAAATTCATAATTTCGCTGAGGCGGACTTTCTGAGAAATCAGAAGGCCCGCTTTTTTGCGTAGAAAGGAAGCATTATTATGGCAACCAGAAAAATCTTATTCCGTGGTCAGACTCGGCGCAAGGGGGAAAAGACCTCCATTTCCGGTATCCCACTGCCAGGCATCTGGGTCGCGGGCGGCGTCTTTCCTCAGAACAATGGATATGATTACGCGATAATCTACCAGCAGAACCCGAAGGTTGAGAAGTACGTTGTACACGCGGACACTATTGGCCAGTATACTGGCATCAACGATTCTCTCGGCAATTTCATCTTTGAAGATGACATCATCACTTTCTGGCTGAAGAATGATGCGACCCGAACACGCCGCAAGGGTGTAGTCGAGTATTCTGAATCGTCGGCCCGTTTTATGGTTCGCGTTTGCGAATCCACGGACGTTGTCATGCTCAAGGATTGCTGCTGCATTCACGTGATTGGGAATGTCTTTGACGGTGAATTCGACAAGAGTGAAAGCAAAATGAAGCAACTTTATACGGAATGCTTGAACCTTGCAAAATCCATTGACGCTATCATGCTCTGCTACAACCCGGACATCGACGCTCTCAAGGCTGAAAATCTTTCTGATATGGCTGTGCGCTTGCTCGATGGAGTTTCCCGCCGTGACGTTGTCAAGGACTTAGAGGATTTTCGTGACAAGTGGAGGCATTACAACGAACAGGCAGCAGCAGAATCTCAAGTGATTCTTGACAAAATTTCTGAGCTGTTCGAAAAGGATGGTGATAGCAAATGACGACCGAAACTGAATACCAAAATGCCGTGAACTACCTCACCAAGCTCCTGAATGGCGGCTTGATGGGGGAGCGAGGCAGTAAACCTTTGCGTATAGCCATCGAGGCTTGTGAGCTGCAAATTCCAAAGCAGCCCATCTCGAAAAGCTGGTCTCTGAACCTCTGCCCACATTGCGATGCGGACTTAGGCGGGGACTGCAACGATGGGTACTACCAGAATCCACATTATGAGCGATGCCCTGTTTGCGGACAAAAACTCAAATACATCTAACCGGCAGGGAGCAATCGTTCCCTGGAAATCATTACCCCGCACAGGCCCCAATGCTGCCTGTGCATGATTTTTTATATTGCAAGGAGACTATAATGGAGTTTTCGTAGTCAAAGACCGCGTTACCAACGAGGCTATGAATGTCATTGCTGACAACACAGAACTGGCTGAAAACTTTGCCGAAACCGTGAAGCGTGAAATCGCGAACGACGACGGTTCATATGCACACATCGGTTTCCACTTGGCAAACGACATTCGGAATCAGAGTCCCGCGTCCGAAGTGCTCCTAACCCTCTGCGGCTGGAACATTGACACGCTACTCGACAAAACGCCTCCCATCGCTATCGAGGACTGACGCCATTGGTACTGTCCAGAACGTCAAAACTTTGGCACAAATACGCCTTGCTGATACGTGCGAATCAGAGATAATAATATTTGTACGATAGATATCATTTGTCTTTGACAAGGTCTCTTGTGCATGTACTATTCACAATTTCGTTGAAGAGCGGACTTCTTGTTATTCAGGAAGCCCGCTTTTTATATTAAATTTTAAGGAGTGTATTATCTATGTCTAACAAAACAAACCAATCCGTTCTGGTCAATGACACCAGCAGCTACTACCTCAAGCAGTATGCAGCTCTGCAGTTCCCGGGCTCCGTTGACAATTTCGGGACCAAGACACCCATTCATCTTTTGCAGCAACAAGAAGAATCTGAGCACAGCGTATCCTTACGTGAAGCTTGCGATTCGGACAATGACCTCGATGGTGCGCAGTTCTTGTTCGAGGGCGCGACTTATGACTCGGTGACAGATTTGGTCAAGGACAATCTGTGCCTTGACGACGAAGAATCGATTCAGAAATACAATGAGCATCCTCGGTTTGACCCGTTTATTCCGTACGATGAACTGGTTGACAAAAAGAATGCCGACAGGGAAGACGTCCGCGATATTCGTGATTCGCACCGTCTCGACACGATGGCCGACTATGTCGATATGTACTCCACGGCAAGCGGGTATGATACAGCAGATGACATCACGGTTCTGCTTCCTTCTTCCTCGTATGAAACTGTGGGTATGGCGTTCACGCATCAGGCCCTCAAGCAGTATGAGAAGTCGATTGACAATCATCTGTTCCGTAAGCACCGCTGCTATGCGGCGTGCGGAGAAGGCTATGGCCGTGAAGCTGGCGACTACTATCCCATCATGAATTTTATTCGTGATGCAGGGGAACAGCTGCTGGTTCAGGACCTTGAGAATTTCGATGTCAAGGTCATGGAACTCGCTTCCGACGATGAAGTCGCTGACTTTTATTGCGAACATCCTCACGAGTTGTTTCGAGCTGCTTATATCAAAGTCTCTGAAAAAGACACCATTGGCAAATGCTATTCTCGTCTGTACGTCTTTTGCTCCGGTCACGAGGAAACCTTCTCTGACGGAAGCAGTTTCCCGGTTTGCGACAGCCATTATGTCAAGGCCGTCAAGGAAGGGAAGGAATACAAAGTTCCTTATCCTTTTGACTGCAACCGTTTCGCCGATGAACTGAACAAAAAGTTCAATGAAAAGGAACGCTTGACACCCGCTCAGCGCCTTTTCTTCTGGACTGAGTACAAAAAACCTATCGAATAACAAAGAGGAGAAATTACTATGAAAAGCTTTAATGTTGTTGTGACCGTTTCCACTACCATCTGCGTTGATGCCAACACCCCTGAGGATGCCATCAAGAAAGTACAGAAGGCACTTGACGCCAACGATGCTGGGACTGCCATGCAGCTTGGCGAAAACCTGTCGTGTGCTTTGCGCGATGGCGGCTATCAGGTGACTAATGCCGTTGAAGTGGACGAGTAAGGGAAGATGCGATATGACAATCCCTTTAATTCCTTGTCCTTCCTGTGACTTTACGCTCAAGCCTGTCTGGTTTCTGGAAAAGGAGCTGGATAATCACGGCATCCCGACCGGACGCACTCGCAAGGCTTGCAGCTGCTTGCTCTGTGATATGTGCGGATACAAAGAAACAGTAGACGATTCATTCGATGAACCGTACAAATGATTTAAGGAGCAAAAGAAATGATTAGATTTTATATTCAGAATTTAGAGGATTTTGATGAGGCTTGTGAGGCTCTTGACTCCTGCGGTGTTAAATTCGAATTGAACGGTGGCGACCGCATTATGGTTGAAGATGAACTTCGTCAGGATGCGCTCAGTGTCTTCGACGAATATGACATTGATGCTGAGGAGGTCTGAACTATGCTGCGTCCTAACAAAATCATTCCTAAGAAGCCTTGTCCGTTTTGCGGCGCTTTCCTCGAAAACGAAGCACCAAGCACCATCTGGTGTCATCCGCGCAACAGTTGCTTGCTGAGTCTCCGTGGCATTGTCGGAGCTGACCAAATCGTTCAGTGGGATACGCGATACGGCGAGATGACTGGCAAAGACAATGCGATTTGTGAGGAATGATAATGGCCAGATTTTTCGTTTATAGCACGAAGGAAGCTGCTGCGGCTTTGAAAGAAGCGCATATCCCTTACCGGGTACACGGCGAGTACTGTATATCGGTGAACAATAATGATTACAGCACCGCTGTTGAGGCTTTCTTTCGCAACGATGTAAGTTTTCAACCGGAATAAAGGAGGTATTTCTCATTACAAGATTCTTGGCGTTTGGCCTTGCTGCCGCATGCGCCGCACTTGCTCAAGAAGCGATTCCGTATTCACTTGACTGCCATCGACTGATTCTGGTTGATGAAAGCCATTACTTTGAAACCATTGACATTTTCGATGACTACGACATCGATTTCGATGTCATTGGAAACTTTTGAAAGGAGAACTGTTATGTTTACAAAAGAGCTCTATAAAATCACATGTACCCGCAACGGTGAAACCAGCGATATCGGCACTTATTTGCTGAAACCTGGTCCCGAGGCTCCAATGGACTGCTACCGCAACTTTTTGAACAAAACGGATGTGGCCGTTTCCATCAAAAGCGTACCGGACGGATTTATCATCACTGATAATTCTGAACCTGACACCAGCTACCACCTGATGTTTATCCCGATGGACGACGATTTCTGGGCCCGCTGCGCGGCTGAGAAAGAAACGAAACAATAATATTTGCCCCTTCATCCCTTTTGGGATGAGGGGGCTTTTTTGTTGACACTGCTTGCGAAAGGCTGATAATAAAAGCTGTACGATAGATACCATCTATAGCGCCATTTGGGCCGTACGAAAAATTCATAATCTCGCACAATGAAGGCAGATTCACTTTCGGGTGAGTCTGCCTTTTTTATTTGCGCGAACACAAGAAAGGAATTAACAACAATGATTGCAAACCTAAAAATCGGTCCGTGCCCTAAGTGTGGAAGCACTACGTTCCATGCGACAGCACACGCCACTCAGACCTGGCTTGTTGATGAGGACGGCGAGTTCATCAAGGCCGAGACCAACTGCGATGAGGTAACTCATTCTCCCGACACTGAGGACTTGTTTGAGTGCTCTAAATGCGGGGCTGAGGTTCCAGCAAAGTATGTGTACAGCGAATGATTCCGCGACTACTTTTGCAAAACCATTCGTACATACCATCGTTAAAAAACAGGCATGGCCTAACGATTTGTTAGGGTACTATTGGAGGAAATACTATGAACAACCGTGTACCTGAAGTCTTTTTGTCCGAAATGTTCGGCGAATTGCGCATCATGGAGGATGACAACAAATTCTATTTTTGCGCCGCAGATGTTTGCTCGGCCTTGGGCTATTCAAACCCAAGCCATGAGCTGAACATACATTGCCGCCATGATGGCATCAAGGCTGGCAGGACGGATGTGAACGGCGTTCCCCGCATCATCAAGTTCATCTCAGAAGGCAACGTGTATCGCCTCATTTGCCGCTCCAACAAACCCGAAGCGGAAAAGTTTGAGACCTGGGTTTTTGACGAACTCTTGCCCCGGATTCGCCAGACCGGTGGCTATGTAAACGACCCTGTGGTCTTTGTCGATAATTGGCTCCCGAACACGGACGCCAAAACCAAGGCTTTGCTTGTCACTTCGCTGGAAGCTGTCAAGAATCAGGACAACATTATCGGCGTGCAGCAGGAGAGTGTTGAGTTCCATCGCGCGGTGAGTGCATCCGTGAACAGCGTCGATTTCGGCGAGTTTGCAAAATGTCTTGCCAACGACCGTATCAGCATCGGCCGCAACCGTCTGATGGCGTGGCTGCGCAAAGAAAAGTATATTGACTCTGCAAATGTTGCTTACCAGCGCTACATCGACCAGGAAATCTTCGAGGTTAAGGAAACGGTGTACTATGTCGGCACCACTTACCATACATCGCGTAAGACGCTGATTACTCCTAAGGGGCAAGTATATTTGGCAAAGAAGGTTTCTAAAGAATACAAAGGCTGATTTTGCTTGACCGCGCTTGCGGATTAAATAAAATCAGTCTTGTACGATGGATACCAGCAAATCCATAGTTATTCACAACCTGTAGCAGAAAGCAGACTCATCTTCGGATGGGCCTGCTTTTTTTGTTTACACGAAACAAGAAAGGAATGTATTGATTATGTCTAATAGCAAAGAAACTATCCGCATCCGCAAGCTCATCGAAGCCAAGAACCGCGAGGCGAACAGCTACGAAGACCGAACTTGCTACAATGCTGCCTACTGCTATGGCTACGTTGACGGCGCAACTATGGCACTAAACACTTTGAGCGACGTACCCGAACGCCATAAGTGCTATGCTATCCTGTCCCATTATTCTAATGAAGATATCGGCACGTTTGACTCCGTTGCAATTTGCGGCGGGGTACATATGAGCTTTGAGTCGGCCAAGAAAGCGGCTGATGAAATGCTTGCGGTCGATAAGGAAAATGGGTGCCACGATGACGCCGTTCCGTACACTCTCGACGATTGCAAAGAGTTTGACGACCTTCCTCTGTACATTGCAGGCGAGTGGGTCAAGGACGAATTTGAACGCTATCACAACTTTTACGCTGTATTTGAACAGGATGCAGCGCTGTAGAAAACAGAACGCTGGAGGTGCTCTTATGTTTAAGGTGTTAGGCGGCATTGGCCGTTCCGTTCCACTCTACAACGGCAAGGCTCGAATCCTTGTCAAGGCAATTATCCCGGCTGCGCCAAAGTGTCTTGCTGAAATGCAAAGCATCTGTGAGGCAAACGGCTGGAAATCCGTTCTGGATGAACGCGGTACCTGGTCGTTTTGTCTGTTGTTTCCATTGACGCTTATCGACTGTCTGACAGCACCTTGATGACCGCATATCTGCGCTTTGCAGAAACTGCGGCTCAGAAACTTACGGGCTGCAAAAATCGGTATTTGGTCGCTGGTGTCGTGTCCTACGACGCGGCCGCATAAGGAGGCAAGCAACATGAAATACCACGGATTTGATTCGCCCCTCGATTGGTCTCAGTACCTTATCCAGAAAGCAGACAAACACGAATATGAACCGTCTGAGCCGGGGAAGAGAGTCGAGGCTTTACTCGAAAAGCTCTACCTGCCGCAGAATTCCTACTCTTACGCAAAATTTCCTCAGTGGTTCGCCGACGCCGCAGACAAGGGAACCGAAGAAGAACAGGTACGGTATGTGATGAATCATCTCTGCCCGAACCTGTACCACTTCTACGAAAATCCGACTCAGAGGGACTTCCGTCTGGGACCTGATGTCGTAAATATCATGGTTCGCCATCATATGTGCGAAAACACACAGGCGACCATTCTGAACGAGGATGGTTCTCTCTATCAGGATGGGGTCCATGATACCCACGAAGAATTTCTTCTGCTGACGTTGTTCTTCGAACACGAGTTTAACGAGATGGATATCCGGTGCGCCCGCGTATCGTATACCTCATCGGACGCTGAAATCAAAGCCTGTTTCCTGCACGCGGTTCATAAGCGGTTTGGCTTAATGGACCCGGCAGCGAAAAGGCTTTGGCTCAGCAACAAGTCTAACAAAGTTTACCTCATTAAAACAATCCACGGAATCGTTTGAACACAAATCAAAGGAGTGTAAAACTATGAAATCTGATACCATTCGCAACGACTACGCTGCAGCTCGAATCTCTGCCATATCCGCTATTATCGCGGCGGAGGCAATCGGAGTCACTATGATTCTGATTCTGATTCAGTCTTTGCTGAAAGCTGTTACGCCGCTGACATCGGAATCCATTCTGATGCTGGTCCTGGGTTCTTTTGTCAGGACCGGAACCACCGCATTCTGCATTTTCGGCGTGGCCTCTGCGCTGGCTGCCTTGTATGTATCGGCTTGTGCGACAAGGGAACGGTATTTCTACATCGAGAAAGACGAGCTCAAGTTCATAGCCAAAGCCAAAGAAATGTTCGGCTGGCTGAAGAATTCTAAGCCCGCAATTGGCTGCTTTGCAACTGCAGGAACGTTCGTGATAATGGCGATATCCCTAATTGCTGATATCGGTATCTTCGATTCCGGTCTCAGCCACGAAACGCTCGGTGCTCTCATCAGCGTTGCAGTTCTGATGCTTCATGTCGCCGGTGGCTGTATCGTCGCTTCGGTGGCTTGTGCGGTTTGGGACAGCAATAAGATATAGGACTCAATATTTTAGACCTGCATATGTCTAATCCAGAGCTGTCCATCTTCGGATGGGCAGCTCTTTTTGTTGCTCGAATTTGCGAATTGCGGACAATTAAGACAGTGAATAATAAAAGCTGGAGGAATCATTATGCTTGCACTTAAAGCCAAAAGGTCAAATAAAACACTCTATCTATTTGCGGCCGTCATTGTAACCGCTATTGCCGTCATTATGGCAGAAAGGCAAGGAGTCGTTGACAGCGATTATTTCTGGCATATCACCCTGGGAAAAAGTATCTGGCAAAATAAAGCCATTCCAACTCAGGATACTTTCTCCTGGCTTGGTCCGGAACTTAATTTGCAGGAAACCGCTCATTCATGGCTCGGCAGCCTGATTCTTTACGCGTTTTCCTGCATTTCCACAAATCCCGTCTACGGAATGCTTGGGTTCATCGCAGTGACAGTCTTTGCCTACTGTCTGTTCATTGAATATATCTGGGGCAGACAAATCAAAGACCCTTTTATGAATGTCCTGGCTTTGGCCCTTGTCACGCTGCCGCTCGACTGGGCAGGAAGACCGCAAAGCATCGGCTTAACGCTCTTTGCAATCGGATTCTATCTGCTGAACAAAGTCTATGAAGAACCTGACACAAAGCTCCGCTGGCTGCTTCCTGTCGTGAGCGTTCTTTGGGCGAACCTGCACGGCGGGGCACTGCCAATCTTGTTCGCGTTCAATCTGCTATTCCTGGTCCTGTGCTTTGCTCCTAACATCAATGCCTTTGATATCTATAACGAAAAGGGCGACGCAAAGAAGCGGTTTCGTGCCCTGTTCCAGGTCTTTCTTTCCGATATTTTGGCCGGACTCCTGAATCCATACGGCATCAAGCTCTATATCTATTTCTTTGTGACAAACAATGAAACGACCAAGAAATATGTTTCTGAATGGATGCCGAGCCATCTTGCCAATGAAGTTGTGTTTCTGTGCCTTGCCTTCTTGTTTCTGATTGTAGCTTACCGAATGAAGGTAAAGCTCACAGAATTTGCCCCGTATCTCTGCTGCCTGTTCATGACAGCAATGTATGTCCGAATCCGCAGCTATTGGGTTATCGTCATGACTCCCCTCATTTACCGGTTCCTCACTTCTCTTATCTCCGCACAGGAAAACCGGATGTGGAAAGCTGGCGGCAGGCCCAACAGTTCCTGGGCGGGAAACACCAAGAAATACACTATCGCTGCAGCTGCCGTGCTTGTTCTTGTATCTGCTGTCTATGCACCTTCCATGGCCAACGACCCCGATAAGACAGGGGATTACATCACAGCTGACCTTGTCTCATACATCCAAGACCTCAACCCGCAGCGGCTCTATACCTCCTACAATGATGGCGGGTATTGCATCTATCATGGCATCAAAAGCTTCGCGGATTCCAGAGCAGACCTATTCCCGGACGATGTCATCGAAGCAAGTGTGAATTTTGCATTCATGAGCTATTCCACCGACACTGGCATGGAAGACTGTTTGAATCAATTTGACTTTGATGCTATCCTTTTGCGACGCTCTCAAAGTGGGCCCTGTATTGAATTTATGAACCAGCTTTCTGGCTGGACACAAGGATATAAAGACGATTATTTCGTTGTTTTTGTACCTTCCGAAACCTAAAAATCTATGCCCTTGACCGGATATTTCGGCCAGGGGCATTTTTGTACATATGTTTAGTGAAATCTAAACGGCTGACCGCTTTCTGGACAAGGCTTTCGAGTATTCAAATCGACTCTGGATTTTGTTCCAGGCTTGTTTTGTGCAATATTTACAAATTTTATTTATTATGGGCGGTCGATTTGTAGTGTTGCTATCTAGCGGAGGTGTGCGAATTGCAGACAATGAAAGTATGGGTCAAAATCCCAACATCCGAAACATATGCAGAAAGGCACATCAATGCTAAATAACAGCTATACAAAAACGAATACCATCTTCGGACAGGCGCTTGGATGCACTGCCCTTGATGACGCATTTGTAAAGCTGCTGAGCGATGTAAATGCCGATGGCGTGACTCAGTTCCTGATTCGGACAAATGGCGAAGAGAAAATGAAGACCGTTGCCCAAATCAATTCTGAGTCTCTGGAAGCAGGTGTTCGTGAGCGCATCTTTGATAAAGTCAGCCCGAAATATGGGACCCCGACTTATTGGGATACCTCTACCAACATCTACTTCTCCATCAATACGTTCCATCCTCAGAAATCTCTGCGCGGAAAAGGTATCCGTCGTAAGGCGGATGTCGAAAAGCTGCGCGCTCTGTTCTTTGACATTGATTGCCACGGCGAAAACGCACCAGCTGACATCAGCGACCGCATCGGTGAGCTTGTACTGGATGCCGTGAATCATCATGAGATTCCGGACTGTGCAGTTTCTAACAGCGGCCGTGGTGTTGGCTTGTTTGTGTTTCTTGAGCCCTGCAACCCAAACAATCTCTCTTACGGCTTGGCCTACAGCGGCGTACATAGAGCAATTTCTCTCAAGCTGAATGAGTTGATTGAGAAGGCCCAGTTCACGGCAAATGTTGAGCTGGATAAGGCAGTGCATGAAACCAATCGCGTTGCTCGTCTGCCTGGTACTTACAACACCAAGGCAAAACGCTGTTGTCATTGTATTCGGGTCCCTGAAGGAAAGCCCTTCAACCTGCTGAAGCTCGCCGACCAGTATGAAGTCCCTTATCGGTTTGCTGATGAGAAAGTTGCTCCGTCTGACGCGAATTTCAACAAAACTGATGACGAAATCCTTGACTGGGCTAAAAAGCGCTTCGCGGCAATGTGCATGCGCTATCCGCATCTTCTTGAAGTTCTGAACAATTACAAGAAGAAGGAAGAACGGAAAGCAAACTTCGTCTGCCGCTTTGAGCTGGCGCTTCGATACCTTCAGGCAAATCCGTGTGGCGAAGGAAAACGTCACAGCACTCTCTTGGCTGTACTGTCCACCTGCTATGACCGTGGCGGTCATCCGGATATGGATAAGGCACAGCTCATCAACCGCACTTTTTCTCAGCCACTTTCTGACAAGGAAGTTGCGCATCTCGTTTCCACCTGCAAATACCCTTGCAAGAACTCGACGATTGAAGCACTCTCCGGTATTCCCGCAAGTGCTCTCAAAAATCCCAAAGCCAAGGCGGAAGGGAAGAAGAGCGAGAGCGAATCTAAGCCAAAGCGTTACGAAAAAGGCGAAATCCCGCCTCCGATTGCAAGCTCCAAGGCTGACCGTTACATGCTCGGTGTCCTCATCAAACACGGCATCATTCCCGACCTCCGCATCCGGAACCATCGTCAAAAGTACGAGGCTCAGGAACGCCGGAAACAGCGCATGGTCATCTATAACCGCATCCCGGAACTCTATGCTTCCGGAATGTCCGTTCGTGCCATTGCAAAGGAACTGAAAATCTCGGTCCCCACTGTATATGAGCAGGCTAAAGTGCGTGGTCTTGATATCGTGGAGAAGGAACAGCAGGCATTCCGCGTCAAGAACCTGACAGCTCAGCGACTCGTTGAGATGGGATATCAGAAGCAGAAAGTTGCTGAACTGATGGGCGTTAACCGGAACACGGTGTTCAACGCTCTGAACCGGACTTTTGATTCTGTGTCTGAAGAAGACCTTATGCTCATTGACAAGGCGGTTAATAAGCTCATTGGTCGTGTCGAGGTTATCGTGGAGACTCCCGAACCACAGACGGCTGACGAGCTGGAAACGGCAAAGCCGCAGGAAGCTAATGAAACTGCTGAGACGGTTGCGACCGCCAAGGCTGCTGACAGTACCGAGACCGTCACTACTGAGAAGAAGAACTCTTCTAAGGATGACAACAAGCCAGACTACAATGTACCTTTTGCTCCATTCAGTGATGCGTACAATCAGCTGTGCTTTGAACCTCAATCCCACAAAGGTTGGCACTCCGTCAAGGATGCTCTGAACAACTACGCGACCAGCTGCTGCTCTGCGATAAGTCAGCTCTGGGATGGCGTTGGCAAAGTTCAAAGGCACTTTGACTACGGTCGAGCGCAGCAAGCCGCAACCTGAACCTTTTTAGTACCTTCACAATTACATATCTCTTTTGCGCGAATTGAACCTTAAAAAGCTATATGCTGGAAGTCATTTCTAATTGAACCTGTATCTCTGGTCGGCAAACGGACACACTCATTCATGAGCGAGAACACAAGTTTGCCGGGTTGATGTGCAGGATTTGAAGCGAATCTCTTCCTTTTGTGCAAAGTTCAATTCACTATTGACAGTCCCGGTGAGGCAAAATTTAGACTCACACGTTCGAGAAGGACACGCCCATTTATGAGTGAGAACAAAATTCCCGAACAGGCTGCGGCTCAGGAGTCACGCTCGCAATGCCGGGATGCTGGTAGAGGATTTCACGGACCACAAATGCTGGCAAACACTACAATATTTTCGCGTTCATGCTGTTATTTCAAAATCTCAGGATAAGTGTACCCTTTCGGAGGACACGCCCGCTTGCGAGTGAGAACGAAATCTAAAGGGACCTGACACAAATCCCGCCTTTTTGGCGCTGATAGCTGAACTGCGGACGGATGAAGTGGCCCACGTGGCGGCCATGACGGCTTTCCCGACCCGAAAAAAATTTGTCGGCTGGACTGGTAATAGGAGTTCAGGAGCCCGATTTCTCCTGAAAAACGGACCATGCCTAAGAATGTCAAACAGGTTGGCAATGTTCTTCAGGCATTTGTTCGCGTCCCCTTAGTAGAACTCTATATATTATATATAAAAGGCATTGATAAGTAAGAGAGACTACTAGATTTGAACTGAGAAGGATTGGCTTAGAGTTAGCTTAGGATTGCTTAGGATTAGCTTTGAGTTCCTTGGGATTGGCTTTGTCATAGCTTTGCCTTAGGAAACCCACTATTCCTTAGCTGCAATTTGGCGGCCGTTGCGGGTTGTTGCGAGTTGTGTCCACTGCCGTCTGGAGCGTAGCTGCCTTGCTTTTGGGCTGGTGCTTCTTTGCCCCCTGGCATTCGCGTAGCTGCTTGTTTCTCATCCCTCCACATTCCGTGCCTTAGCTTGCGTAGCTGCTCATTGGGCTTTGGCCGCCTGAATTCCTTGCTCCTTGTATTTGTGTCTAAAGTGCTAACAATTCGCCCTTCGCATTGAGGGCATGTTCGGCTCATGGTATAATTAAATCATAGCGAGAGGAGCTGGACATGAAGCGATATCGGTACTTATGCATCTGCAGAAAGAACAAGCAATTCTGCCAATACGCCTGCATTCACCGTGTTGCATTTTCCAGATTCCCATTGTGGCGGGTTCCGAAATTTTGCTGCTTGAAGCGGCTTGGGACCTGTACGTACCAAAGCGTGCGGAAGGTGATTGTGTGAGCAGCAGCATGATTCTTGAACATCTCGATGCCTGGCAGGGACAATGCCTTGTCTTAACCATTGTGGTGATTCTTGCTATCGAATGGCTTGGCCGGAACTTGAGTCTCTGGCTTGTCATGAAAGCTTTCGGCACAAAGACGGCAAGGTTCTACGATACCCGCATTACGGCAATCGGTGTTATCCACCATGAGCTCTCCCATCTCCTGGTTGCCATCTTCACCGGTGCTCGAATCGACGGCGTGAAGCTCTACAAGATTTTCCAGAAGCAGGATGACGAAGTTCTCGGCTATGTGAACTACACACCTCGTGGCCTTTATCCGTTTCGCTGCATCCAGCAGACCCTCATCGGCATTGCCCCAGGAATCCTCGGCATGGTTCAGATTTGCACCATGAGCCAGCTGCTTCTTGGGTTCTGGTCGAGTCTTGGCAATGACTGCTTCAAGCATCCTGCCATCTGGATACTCGCAATCGTCATGAGCCAGATAGCATATCATTCCTGCCCGAGCCGGTACGATATCCAGGGCTCGTGGTTCTGCATCGGCCTTGTGGTTCTTGCATTCTGTCTGTTCCGAGACAATATCTTTCCTACCTGGTTCGCCTTGCAGGTCATCCAGTGTGTGGCATTCGCCGTTATCCTTGCATCCGCACCCGTGATGCTCCTGAGCATCATCGTGATGGCTGCTAAACTCATAAAGCACCTTGTCTTTGCTGGAGGCAAAAGAATCTTTGAAACTTGATAAACTCTATCTTCGCGTTACGGCTCTGCTCAATGGCCGCGAAGTTCATTACGACTATGTCATCAGCCCGAACGCCGATGACCTGACCGATGAAAAGGCCGACTTGATGAAACAGGAACTCTCGGAATCTCTGCTCAAAGACCTTCCGGCTGGCACCAAAATCCTTAGCACTGAGTTCATCCCGGAAACGGAGATGATTGCTCCGATTTTCGACGGAGACCGGGTCACTTCATGGCGGTTCCTCGATTACGTTGCAAACATCCTTTCTCCCGAACCTGACATGAACGGAAACCTTCATCCGAAATTCACCCCGCTCGCTGTTGTGCGCGTGATGGTGGACGAGGATGTTTCGTTGATTCAGCTGGAAGAACGGGAACGAATCCGAATCATGGTCGGGAACTATGTCATGGAATTGACCAAATCTCCGATTTACACCATACAGCAAATTACGCCGGACGATTACTGGCGTATCCTGAAAGGCATCGGCGTGATGCGAAACTTCCCGACCTCTCAGAGAATCCTCGTGAAGGTCGTCTCCTTGGCGGAACTCAAACGCTGCACGGAACGGCGCAGAAAACGGTTCGAGGAAAACGGAAAGGGCTGAATCAACAGCTTGCCCCTTGCCTGCACGTTCGCCGGAACCCTCACACCCCGCCCACCAATGCATCGTTCAGAACGTCTGCAGTAACCTCGGTGAGCCTGGTTGCTAAATCTTTTGGCAGATACTTGTATTCCATTGCGAATCCCGTACACTGTGAAGTATCGTGAATACCCACAAACTTGAAAGGCGGTTTTTATCATGCTGAAAAATATTCTTGCCGTGATTGGTGCTGTGACGGTTGCTGCTGTTGCTTATGTGGCTTTCAGCGACCACGTGATTGTGAAAATCGAGCCTGATGAAAAATACCCTGAGGACCCCGAGAAGCCGGAAGAGCCGAAAGAAGTTGCTAAGCCTTCCGAACCCAAAAAAGAAGACCACAAGTTGACCTTCGATGAGCTTGTTCGCAAGATGGATGAATCCGAGGAACGCTTGGCTGAAGCGGAAGCAGCAGCCACCGCCAAAGACGATGACAATGATGAGGATGACGAGGACGATGAGCCCGAATCCAAAGTCGAAGAAGTCAAAATTCAGGATGACTCGGCTGAAACTGAGTGACAAGGAGTAAAAGCTATGGACACTGATACTCGTATTTCCGTGATTGCTGGACGGCCCGGAGCCGGTAAGACCCGCTGGGCTGCCAGGGAAGTGGTTGAGACGCTTCGCGACGTGAACAACGTCGTCATTTACATCGGCTTTGACCGGGAGTTTGAGCGTATCTGCCGGATGGTTTCGGACACCTATGGCAGCAAACCTCACGGCAAGCTCCTCTTTGCACTGCAGGATGGCGCAGGGGAAGCAATCGGAAAGGCCGTCGATATCGCCAATAACGGGGAGTCCCGCATGTATCTCGGCAATGAGGACGATGACGAGTACCAGAACAATCGGCGGATGGTGTTTGTCTTCTATGACCAGTGCCGCCACGATATCTTCAACGGCCGCCGCGACCTCCTGAGAGCTGCTGCCAGGGCCGGGGTTCATGTCAATGTCCTTTGCCAGATTTTCAGCCAAATTGACCGGGGTGATATCAATTGGCTGAACGAATACTGCACGCCGTTCGTCATTTCGAAGTCCCGTGAACCGCGCCTGGCAACGCAGGAAGAGATTCAGGAAAAGTACCGTTAAGCCATCTGAACCATCTGTTGCCGGAGAACGGAAACCTATTTTCGCTGTTGCGGGAAGTTTTGCTGGCGTATATCATAAGCTGCACGGGCGGCCGATACAGGATGTCAGCCGGTATGAGACAGTCATCAATGGCTTAGACTAGAGAGGACGACAATGGCAAAGACACTGGTTATCGCTGAGAAGCCTTCGCTTGGACGCAGCATTGCGTCGGGACTCACCTGGTGGAAAAACGAACAGTTCACACGGCAGGGAAAAGACCGGAATACATGGCTGGAAAGCCAGAATTATATCGTGGCTTCCTCCGTTGGACATCTGTACGAACTCATTGACCTGGATGCGTATTATCCGGATTATGAGCCGGGGAAAAAACATTCCTGGACGATGGAACGGCTTCCGTTCTTTCCCGACAACTGGAATTTTAAGTTCGAGGGGAAGGACAATGTCAAGGGCCTGATTCGAACTATCAATAGCCTGATGAACCGCACAGACGTTGATAAGATTTATAATGCCGGAGACCCTGACCGGGAAGGTCAGCGGTTGGTTGATGAAATCATCCATTACGGCCTCAAAAAGCCGAAACCTATCTATCGACTTTGGCTGCCTGATACGACCAATAAGACCGTCAAGCAGGCGTTTGAAACAGCAAAACCCAATGACGGGTATGCGGATTTTTCCTCCTCTGCCGAGACTCGCAGTGAGATGGACTGGCTCTTGGGAATTGAGCTGACTCGGTATGTGTCCGTCAAGGCAGGCACTTTTATCCGCATCGGACGCTGCGTCTGCCCGATTGTTGCCCATGTCATCGAACGCGAGAAGGCAATTCGGGATTTTGTTCCGAAACCGTACTCCGCCGTGTCCAGCAAGGAGAAGACGAACGGTGAGGACATTGAACTGACCAGTAAACGGACGTTCGAGGAAGGCCATGAAGCCGAAGCTCAGACGTTGGCGGATGCCTTCAACCAGGCGGGCGCGACCGTGACGAGCGTCAAGACCGAACGCAAGACTGTCAATCCAGGTAAGCTCTTCTCGATGAGCGACTTGCAGAGCTTCGCCTGTAAGGCCGATAAGACCCTGTCTCCGGCAGATGTTCTCGCCGCAACGCAGGCACTCTATGAAGGCGGATTCGTCACCTATCCGCGTACTAACAGCAGCTACCTTGCCACGAATGAAACCGTCAAGGTAGACGCCGCCATCAGAGGTTTAGCGCAGAACGGAATTACGGGCCTTGTCAATAAGCCGGGTCTTAAATCGATTTATGACGACAGTAAAATCGAAGCTCACTCTGCTATCACCCCGACCGGTAAATGGCCTGGAGCATTGGCAGGAGCACAGAAAACGGTTTTTGAATGTATCTTGAATCGATTCTGTGCCGTCTTCTGTACAGAGGATTGCACCGTGGACCGGACCACGATTGTCATTCATTGCCATGACGAGGACTTCATGCTGAAAGGTGATGTACAGGTCACTCCCGGTTGGCGGAAATTCGAGAAGCCGTCAAACTGCGATAAGATGCTCCCTAAACTCAATAAGGGTGATGCGGTGAATATCAACTTCCAGCTGGTCGGGAAGATGACAACACCTCCGAAACGGTATACGGTCGAGGCTCTCAACAACTGGATGGTCGCCCCGATGCGCGGTGCTGAGAAAGAAGATACCGAGTACACGGACGCTGAATGGAAAGAGATTCTTTCTGACGCTACCATCTGCACCGAAGCAACCCGTGCTGATACGGTAGACCGATGCGTCAAGAGCCAGTACATTTCCCTCAAAAAGGGCGTGTATTACGGTGAACCTGCAGGATTCCAGCTGGTCGATATCATGGATAAGCTCGGCATTGTTTTGGATGTTCCCGTGACCGTTAACCTTTCCAAGCAGCTGCACTCCATCAAGGACGGAAACCTGACCCGCGTTCAGGTTTTGGAGTTCACCAAACAGACCCTTGAGAGCATCATGTCAAAGGATGTGACGATTGAAGCTGCACAGGGAGCCAGCAGCAAGTATCCAGTTCTCTGCCAGTGCCCAAAATGCGGCAAGGATGTTGTGGAAACAAAGCTTGCCTATGCATGTACTGGGAAAGACTCTGATGGGAAACGATGCCCGGTCGCAATCTGGAAGAAGAACAAGTTCCTTGAAGCGCTCGGCAAAGAAACGACCAAAACAACAGCAAAGGCTCTGCTCACAAAAGGCAAAGCTCCGCTCAAAGGATGCACAAGCGCCAAGACCGGCAAGAAATACGACTGCATTCTAACATGCGACTTTTCCGGAGACCGACTAGCTTATCACATCGAATTTGACGGCGCTCCTGTATCGTTTGGAAGCAAAGTCGGAAAATGCCCGTTCTGCGGAAAGCCTGTGGCAGAGACGGCAAAAGCCTTCACCTGCACGAACAAGTCTTGCGGCGCGGCGCTCTGGAAGGAATCGAAGCTGTATGGCAATGAGCTTGATGTTGATGCCGATATTGCCAAGACTCTTCTCTCCGGGAAAACCGTCGAAGCCACGATTCAGAACAAAGAGAGAACCGGCACACAGGATGTTGAGGTTGGGATTGAACCGTATACGGCACCCAATGGCAGAAAATATATCGGCCTTTGCATCATGAAAACCAAATAGTTAATTTGCCTCATCGCCTGCCCATTTTGGGTGGGCGTTTTTTGTTGCCAAGCTGTGCGAATTGCGTATGATTAAGAACAGTGATACGAAACTAAAAAATCAACGGTAGAGGGATAAACGCATTGAAGCCATATTTTATAAAAGTCGGGTATTTCCTGATATTTATTTTCGCAATCCTCAATTTTTTGGGGCTGAAGCAAACGGAATTCGAAATCCGGCAGCTGGATAGCACGGCAAGAATCCTGACAACTCATGCGGAAGCGATACAGGCAGCACAAGAACAGCCAACGCTGAACGCGGCGGCGGCCGCCGCTCTAACGAGAGCTGATACCCAAATCGCGATTGCTTCGTTCTCAAATGAGAATGTAGCGGGGGAAGCAAAACGACTCGCGTCTCTCTGCAACGCAAACATCAAAGAGAAGTCCATTACGGCATCGGTGTCGAATGACGCGGTTCTGGAAGAGATGGCGAGAAGACCGAATATGTATGGGCGGCTCGTGATTCCTTCCGTGGGAGTCAATGTGGCGTTGTTTGCAGTCGTCAGCCAGGCAGCAGCGGATGCACAGGACAGCGCTGCATATTTTCCGTTCAAAAACTATATGCTGGTTGCGGACCACTGGAATCAGGGGTTCTGGAAAATCAAGCGTTGCTCGGTTGGAACGAAAGCTTATATTTATCGCGGAACTTCGATACAAACGCTTACATGTACCGGCATCTGTCGCGGCGTGAACGCTGGTTATGATTTGCTGTATGAGGATGGGTCGAGCGCTACGACAGGCAGCGGAACCATCATGTATACCTGCAACGGTTCGAATTATCACGATATCACATTGACTTTTTGGAGCTGAGTTTTATGCAGAAGAATAATAAAAAGATGACATGCCTTGCGGCGATTCTCATGGCAGCACTTGCTGCATTGCTGATTTTCGCTATCGTTGACGCGAACCGCATCAATCGTAGTCTTTCTGAGCTGCAGCAAACGGTGAATTATGAAGAGCGGCTGGAACCTTTGCTGTTCTATGGCGCAACCGCTGAAACTGCCGAGACGGCTGCAACAGCCGAAACCGCAAAGACTCTGGAGCCGGAGCTGAACTTCACCGTGACGAAAAGCGGCATTGTTCCAGATGACGGCTCCTATGTTCTGGTCACGCTGGGCGACGTGACTGTCTGCATTCCTGTCGCCGCTGCCGGGCAGGGCGGATGCACGGTGACCTATTGCTCCGGTAATTCCACTGCCGCAATCGGGGATTACAAAATTGCGTTGGTGGAAGGGAATACGGAAGACTCCGTTGTGACTTTCCAAAACGACGACAAGGAAATCCTGTCGGGGACAAGGACGATGGGAGAAGGATTGACTTTGACCGTTGCTGCTGAAGCCGAGGAAGGGCAGGAGACGGAACAAGAGGCAGTGATTGAAAAGCTGCTTGCTGATGCAGTAATCACCGATACAGCTCCTGCGACAACCGTGTTTGGAGAAACCGTAAAAGACGATGTCGTAATCGAAGCGGACGATGGCTATTTGCAGCTGCAGCTGAATGACAACACCGTTTTGGTATCGACTTTCTCTTTCAATTATGACAAAAACGTATTCTCTAAAACTCTGAATCTTCCCGGTGGACTCACCGTTCGATACGGGAACGTGCAGGACAAAGAGACCGGGTATATCCCGTTTGTCTCTACGGTAAATAACCGCAATATCAAAATTCTTGCAACCAGTGTAGAAGCGCTGCAGGGATTCTTCCAGGGTTAATACGTTCTGAACCAATCTTTTACTGAGCCATCTGCCCGTTTCGGGGGGTGGCTTTTGTGTTGGCACTTTGCTTGCCAGTTCTTGCGATGTTCGTATCATTAGAAACTGAATCAGTATTTTTTGCGGGGAATCGGGTGAGGAGAACCATGAAAAACAACGGAGAAAAGCTTGAAGGGCTGATGATTGCGGCGATGCTGCTGATTTTTGTCACAAGCATCTGGGCGTTCAGGGATGCTCAAAGAATGCACGAAAAGTTGGCGGAGAAGGTACAGCAGACGCCGGAAACGGCTGAATTTGCAGAGTTTGTATCTCATTTATTGCCAGCAACGCCGGAAACGGCAGAAATCACTCCATTTGATGCAAGTGACCCGCACATGAATTTTGTTGCAAGCAAAGAAAGACTCAAATTGACTCTCAATTCCTGTGTGCCGCTCTCTTTGGATGATACAACGGTCTGCATTCCGATACAGAGCATCGGTGAAAGGAGCCTGGTATCGTATCAGACGCAAGACCATACGGCCTGCGTTGGGGCCTATCATATGACTCTTGTGAATGGGCACAAGGAAGAAGGCGTCAACTTTCTTCTGATAAATGATTCCGCCTTGATATCCGGAACCAGGAACATCAATGAGGATACCAGCCTTGTCGTCACGGCACTTGTCAAGGTGAATGAAGAACAGCAGCAAACCAAAGTGATACAACAGCTTTTGGATGGAGCGGTTCTTTGTGATGTCGCACCGACCATCACAATCTTTGGCGTTCCAGTTAAGAACAATTCGATGATTGAAGTGGATAACGCTCTTGCCAAAATCGAAACGAATCAGGGCAGGATATTTATCACAAGTTCGGCTGCTATCAAGGAACCCAAACCTCTTGATAAATCCGTGATTCTGCCATCCGGCATTGAAGCCAAATACAACAGCACTGCCCGAACCGGGTCTGGGGATATTGTTTTCGTGATTGAGCAGGATGGCTGCAGATATTATCTGTTGGCTCCGAGCGTGGAGCAGCTGCTCGGCGTGTTTGACGATTCCGAATCTAATTAGGGCTTTTCTTGTTGCAGCGCCTTGCGGAACAAGTACAATAATAGTTGTACGATAGATAACAGCCTTTTGGCCCAATGCGTACAATTCATATTCTGCAGCTAAATTAGCAGACTCACCAATTCGGTGGGCCTGCTTTTTTATTTGCAAGAAAGGAGTGCCGACAGCTTTCTGTCAACCATTTCCGAAAAAACAAATATCAATCAAGAGAAAGGAAAAATTGTATGTTTAACGCAACCTGCCTAATCAAGACCGACATCGATACCTTGAACAAGTGTATGGGGCAAAATCCCTACAATCCTGAGACTTTTCTTCAGAACTTTGCGTCTCGTCTGACATCTTTCGACGACCCTCTCCTCAACATTTACCCAACATCCGAGATTGCAGGAAACATCGAAGACGAGGATGTTATCCTGGGCCTTCGCGAACCGCAAAAACTCATTGAATGGGCGAAAACCATGAAGGAACGTGCGCAGTGTATGGCAATGGCTGAGTTCAGTGCAGCATTGCAGAAGCATAAAGCAGAAGGCATCGATATCACAAAGCCGATGTATACCTGCCTGCGCTCCATTGAAATGGATTCCAACGAATCTTATCTTCTTCGCTACGCCGCTGAACTGCTCGACAACCATCCAAACCCGGAATGCGGTGAGCTGTTTTATGACGGCGACTCCTGGAAGTGTTTTCCAAACGGTTTTCAGCTGAAAGACATCGAAGCTCATGCTGAGGACTACATCATCATTCCGGGGCTGTTCTATGACGACTGATTGAAAACGAAAGGAATTTTATGGACTGGAAATTTATCATGTGTCTGCTCGTTATGTGCTCCACCACCATCTGGAAGCTTCTGGAAATCCTCACCTACGGTGAGATTCAGGTCCGGCAGGTGGATGACGTCATGACGTTGTATATGGCTTTCACCATCTATGCTGCCTATAAGGCTGGCATGGCAGTACAGGCTAAAAGGCAGAAGCAAACCGAAGAAAAAATCGCAACCACCTCTGATAAGCAAAAAGGAGAATGACTCTATGTATCAGCTGCAAAACATCGATTATCTGTACCGTATCTCGACTATGACCGGCTCGTCCAAGCTCGTTACCGTTCAGGCGGACAGAGACTCCCATGACCTGAACGATAAGCATTTCGTGATGCTGAATCTGTGCCGGGCAATCGTGAATTTCGCCAATGAAGGGCACGTGATTTCAGCTGTGTATGAACTGGAACCTGACGGGACCTCCAAGCGGGTTGCCTATCGCGGATTGCCGGAATACCAGGAAGCACTCAAAGACCCTGAACCGGATGTGGTTGTTGCGAAATTTGCAACGAACTTTTCGTCCGGCGCTTCGTTCGCTTCACAATGCCGCGTGAATCAAAAGAGCTGTGAAGTGTTCGACATTGAGGCTTCCGGGACTCCTTCTGATAATGATGATATTTCTGAACGCCTTGTTTCGCTGGATGACGGCGAACACTGGCATCAGGTTCACTGCATTGATGATATCCTCGATGAATACGACGATGATATTGACAATGCTTTGGATGCTCTGTATTCCATCGAAGCTCACGGTGATATCGACGGGGACTACTGGTGTACTACCACCGATAAAGACCTGAACCGGACCATTCGTGAATGCCGCACCGAAATTCTCGTTGATGCGCTGCTTGCTCGCGGCTCTGAGGCGGTAGAAGAATTTCTCGGCTATCCCGTAAATATGTCGGAAGCCGAATGCGTGCTCGAAGAATACCTGAATAACCTGTCCGATGAGGATTTGGCAAACGCCTTCTTCGAAACTCTTTGAGTTACCGCACTTGCGCAGATGTGCGAACAGGATATTATAAAAATTGTACGATAGATACCATCTACTAGGCGCGTTTTGCGTTCGTACAATTCATAATTTCGCTTGAAGGCGGACTTCCCATACCGGGAGGCCCGCCTTTTTGCATCAAAAATTACAGGAGGTAAATACCATGGCAGAAAGGTAGAAACATACATTCGTCAACAACCCCGCCTAAACCGGTTCGCCGGTTATAGACGGGGCTTGCGGGGCAA